GAAGGTTCGAATCCTTTCGGGCGCACGTAAACATGCAGGTCAGAGCGTCGCAGCGGGGCCCGTGTCACAACCGTGTCACGAGCCCCGCTGCAGGCCTCAAGCGGAGGGCCGCCCATGCCGATCCAACAGGGCATGAGCCGACACTGGATCTCCCTGGTCGCCCTGACGCTCACGCTCACCGGCTGCGCTGCCGGTGCAGGCGACGTCGAACAAGAGCGCGAGGCCGCGTTCCTCGTCGAGCTCAGTGAGTACCCAGACGTGGAAGCCAGCGACGACGAACTTCTCAAGGCGGGCTACCTGTACTGCAGAGACCTGACAGCCGGGCGAGTCCAAGAGGGCCAGATCCTCGTCTGGGCAAGCCAGAGCTACACCGAAGAAGCAGGCGTGAACACATACGCGCTCGCCGCCTCGCACGCCCCCGCCACCCTCTGCCCCGACTGGTACAAGCCCTAGAGGGTGCCCCGCCGCAACCCGCGGATGTCGTGACCCTGCTGCCGCAGCCACTGGAAGCCCGTCAGCCACGGCTGCTGCAGCACCGCCTCCAACGCGGGGCGCACCAGGCTCGGGTGCGAATGGGCAATGCGGTGGCAAGCAAAATCTAGCGAGACCAGATTGCTCGGGTCGTGGTTGTTCCGATCCTGAGAACGGAAAACAATGTGATGAAGCTGCGGGTGCTCACACCATTTCCCACATAGCAGGCAGCGCTGTCCATCCCTGAGATGAACAGCGCTTCTGCTTGCCTTGGGTATGTCTGTGGCCTTCACTGCTTAACCCGCGGTGAACCAGAACGAGTCCAATGCCACGGCCCCCCGCTGTAACACTGGTAAACCCTCGTGGCCGGCTTGCCGCCATACATCGCATACGCCTGCCGGGCCAAGCTCTCCGCCTCCTCAGGAGTGCGACCAGCGACCTTGTCGCACTCCTGGCAACGGATGCGCATGCGCTTCTCGAACTCACGCTTCGCATCAGCACCCGCACGGAAAAGAGCCTGACGCTGACGAGTGGAACGACGAGTCACGATTCCTCCTTCAAACGAGCGCGAAGCGCCTCACGCGCCCTCCCGTTGTCCATGTAAGCCTCGCGGAGAACAGTCCGATCACGTAGCAGCGGCACCACCTCCGCCTCGACGAGGTCCATGACCCGCTGCACACTGAACTTATCCGTCGTCGGCAGGCCGAGATGCCACCCGCAGTACGGATCCTCCATGCCCCGACCGATGTAGGCCACGTCGCACGTGCAATCACCAGTCGCGTCCCGCAAGTTCTCCAGCAAGGCCGCATGGATCTTGTCCCACAAGGACTCACTCACGACCCCACCACCTTAACGTCGGTGAGAGCGCCCACCGACGGAACGTCAAACGTGCGCTTCACGGCCTCGAAGTCAATGGTCGCCTTCACCACACGGACGCTCGCGGCCCCGTACTCGGCAACAACATCCTCCACGGCCGCTCTCCACACATCAGGGTTGGCAGCAGCGCTCTCTGCATCCCATGCGGCCCTGAGCCAGAAGAAGTCAACCTCGTGGATCCAGATCTGGTAGATGTTCATCGCCCCTCCTCAGCAACAGCCACAGCAGCCGTGGATGGCCCACGCACCGCGCCGGAACTCGTCAGCACTCATCGTCCGTACCTTATAAGCCAAATCATCAGGGTCAGGATGTCCAACCCCGTGCTCACAAACCCGCTCCATCAAACCCCGGTCACCACGCCAGTTCATAGGGGCGCCCTTCAAAGGGTGATCGCTGGGATTGTGGATGCAACAAAATTCGCCACGACACTGGGCAATGCCGTGCGTGCACAGCACTCCGTAGCCCATCTGAATCCCGTAAGTCTCCCCGGCGAGGCTCAGGGACGTAATGTCATAGTCGTCAGACACGATCCAGCTCCAACACAAAGTCAGTCATAGCATCCATCTCCGCCTCTTCCGCGGCCCTCGCCGCCGCCTCACGCTCACGGATCTTCCGCGGCTTGCGGATCACCTGACGCTTCGGCATCCACGGTGCCCGCAGAGCCGTGAACCCACGATCAATGGAAGCGTTCGCGTAACCCTCCTCGACGACGCCCATCTCCGCCAGGAGACCAACCAGGCGAAGCATGGAAGTCGAAGACACTGGCTTCTCGATGTAGAGGTGGTAGTGGCCAGGCTTGCGGGAAGGAAACACCTGCACCGGGACATCAACATCCAAAGCAATCATGTGCCGGTCCTTGCTGTCCCACCGGATCTGCGACGTGTAGATGTTCGCATCAGGCAAAGACACGTCCTCGATTTCATCAGTGCCGTCATACTCGATCTCAGCATCGCGGCCACGGCCGAAGTCCTTGAAGCCGCGACGGAGCTGCCCACCAAGGGGCTCCTCGACGCCGAGCGGCACACGGCCCGCGATGTACCTCATCGCCACGTCCTCCTCCACCCTCGGGTCTCCTGGTTCGCCTCCCTGCGCTGGAGACGATTCGGCTGTGTCTTCGGGCGGTCCACCCGCACCGGCTGCTGGTAGAAGGCCAGGAGCAACTTGTCCCGCCACCTTGTGCGCTTCCCCATCAGAGTTCCACGATGTACGGGATCCTATGCGGAATCAGGTACAACTCCGCCGCATCAGCCACATCCGTGATATCTGCGCCAGCAGGAATCGCAACAGCCACCTGGCCGCCCTTGATGTCCCACGACTTCACGAACGGGGCGTTCTTGCTGACGAAGTGGTTCCTGATCGTGGAGGCCAGTTCGAAGTCCGACGGCCGGCCCCCGTCAGGGTTGCCCTGGGACTTGAAGGTGAGCTTCACAGCGCCCCCCGGTACGCCTTGGTCATGGCTCTTCGCCCTCTCTCTCGATGAGATTCGCCAGTTGCATGAGCAAGCGCCACTCCTCCGCCCGGGTCGGGACGGTCGACAGAAGACCAGCAGCACCAAGCGTGTCGGCGAGGTGATCTGCGAACCCTTGGATTCGCTCGTCGTAGGGCTGGCCCCACCGACCCCACTTTCCGCAGGAGCAGCAGTTCGCGGTCCCGTTCAGGATGTGCTGCACCAGAACCGCAGCGGCGGTCGCCTCGTTCATTGCTGCACCCCCGGGCACCAGTATTTGCCGTGGTTCCACCAGTGAGGCTGGTGGAACCTGCTGACATCAGGGCGGGACTCTCGCCCGCATGGGCGCTCGTAGGTCCGCCCGCTCACGCCCCACCTCCCGTCCGCTCGGCCTCAGCGCGGGCGCGGAGCCACGCCCACGGCTCGTCGTGCAGGTCGACCGCCCTGTCGACGACCTCGCGACGCCCGTGCTCGCCAGGCACGGGGGCGACGGCCGCAGCGTGCTGTGCGTCGGCGTCGATCGCCTCCGCCTCGTCCGCGGCCTCGCCCAGCGCTGCTGCCCGCTCCTGCGCCAGCCGCTCCGCTAGCCACTCCTGAGCGAGGGTCGGATCGTCAGCCAGGCCCTGCGCCACGGCCGTCTCGAAGCCCTCGTTGAAGGACTCGGCATGGTGCTCGATGTCGTGGTGGTGGACATGGACGACAGTCGGCTCTCGGGCGCTCACGGGGTTACCTCGAATCCCAGGGCGGCGAGGACGCCCGCGACGAACGTCGCCGTGTCGTAGTCGTCGTCGCCGACGGCTTCGAGTACGGCCTCCCGCACCCGATCCGCGCTCACGGTGACCGGCTGGGACACCTGCCACTCGGCGCCAGCGACGAACACCCGGCGCCACTCGGCGCGACGGACGTTGGTGGACATGTCCGAGACGAGCACCACGGGCACCTCGGGCCACAGTCGCTGCGCCTCGTCCTCCGCGCTCTGCCCGGTCATGGGGTCATCTCGATCCCCAGGGCGGCGAGTGCGCGGATCATCTGCCGTCGCGCACGGGCTGACGGGAACGGAGCGCCGGTGTACGCCCCCACCGCGGCCTCCACCTGGTCCGCGCTCACGGACCGCACCGGGGCGTCACCCCGGGCGGCGAGCCACATGCGCGCGACCTCTTCCGCAGCCTCACGCTGACGCTCCCGCAGGAACTCGCGCTGGTCCTCGCTCATGGCGTGGTAACCCATGATCGGGTCGTCGGCCTTCGGGTTGACCGAGCGACAGTGGTAGTAGGCGAGGGTGTCCATCAAGCGCGCGACCAGCTCCTCCCGGACCACCGCCTCCCAGCCACGGTCCACCGCGATCTCGTCGGCGTCACCTCGCACCCATTGACCGTCCTGGATGCGCCAGCACGAGCCGGTCGTAGAGTTGTGCAGCACGTAGCGCTCGGGGTGGCGTGTAGTGACCTCTACACGCGTCAACCCGTCGTCCACCGCCTCGTCGCCGCGCTGAGCGGGCTCGCAGTCGCACCCCGGGTGGGAGTAGCGACCTGCCGCGCACCGGCACGTCCGCTCCACCTCCCCAGCGCAGGCAGCGGCGAGGGCGGCGGTCATGGCCTCCACTTCGGCCTGCGAGCGGGTTGCCGTCCACTCTTCGTCACTGAATGAGCGCCCCGCCAGGTGCTCCGTGAAGGCCCGGGCGGCACGCTCCACGGCAGCCTGGTCGTCAGTCATCGCAACACTCCTCTCTGATCGCCATCGCGATGGGCCTCCCAGCCCGCCCTGAACAGGGCGTGGGCGACCTTGATGTCCACGCCGGACGGCACGTCGTAGTCCGCGCGGTAGTCCGCCCAGGCGCAGGCCAGGTCCCCGTTCCCAGGACGGGGCAGGGACAAGGGAACGGCGTCTGGCTTGCGCTCGGGAGGCTCGCCCTCACCCACCCACTCGGCCGTGAGTCGCTGCGTGGACGCCTCGGCGGAGGACACGCGCATCACGACACGACCGGGCTCACCCTCGGGGCGCTGGCGCTTGACCACACGCCAGGGGCTCATGACCTCTCCCCCTCGTTACTCTCGGCCCGCGCATCGACGGCGGGGCCCAGGTCGTCAGCCATGACGCGCCTCCGCCACGATCGCCGCGACCTCGGACAGGTCGAACGTCCACTTGCGATGCGGGTCGAACGCCTCGATCTGTGCCGAGTCGAACGCCAGACCAGGGAGCAGGCTCACCTTCCCGGGACCCAGAACCCCTCCGCCGCGCAGGTGGATCGTCACCAGGGCCGAGTTGCGCTTCCAGTCACTCAGGATCAGCGCCCACTCGGTCTCTGTCACCGGGCAGTTATCAGCCATCAGCGTCCACCTCCTTCCATTTCGTGGTCGTGACCTGACGTGAGACAAGCCGCTCCCACGGGTCGGTGCCCCTGCGTTCAGCGTTGATGTGCGCCCGCCGGATCTGCTCACGGGCATCCGCCTCGGACATCGGGTAGATCCGGTCCCACGGGCCATCGAAGAGGATCTGCGTCTGCACAGCCCACTCGGTCGTGGTGTCGAGACACCCGGCCGCAGCCAGCGCCTCGTACGCCTCGTGCCGCCAGTAGTAGCGGGTCTCCTCGCTCAAGTCGGCGTCCCAGTCGGGCAGCCCGTCAAGGTTCATCTGAGCGAGCCGCCGCGCAGCTCGCTCAACGGCCTCCTCATTCATCTGCTTCTCCCGGGAAAAGGTGAGGGAACCCCCACGGCTCCTGAGATGGAACCAGAACAGCACCGCCACCGATGCGACGGAAGTCCGGGCTGTCACTCATGTCGTGCGGCCCGATCGCACCCACAGGGATGCGCCACATTTCGTCCGTGTAGAACTTGCCAGACGGCTTGAACAGGTAGACTTCCACCCTCTCGGGGATGGGATGCCGCTCATCTCTCCGCGGGTTCCACACCTCGCCGCAAGCACAATAGAAGAAGCCCTTCGAGTTCTCAAGGTGGAAGGACTCGTGGATGCCGTCAAAGCTCATCGGGCTGCCCTCGCCTTCGCGAAGCGAGCGGCAACAGCAGCCCGTCGCTGAAGCCCGAGCGGACCTCCTTGAATGACGGGTGCCGGCGGAGCTTGCCGATGTGACGCCGCTGCGCGGTCCAAATCAGGACCACGTCGTCAGCGTCAGTGGAAGTAACCGTCGTCTCTCTTTCGTCTGCGTGCAGGCTCATCCGAGCACCACCTTCCTCAGGTCGGGGGGCGAGTAGTTGGGGCCCTTGAGGACCTTGCCGACGGGCCTGCCGTCTGTGCCGTCGGAGTAGATGGGCCGCCCGTCGGCGCCAAGTTTGCTGAGATTTGACCTGTGAATCTCATCCACCACAGCGTCCAGGTCAATACCGAACGCCAGCGCCGCGCCGAAGACGACATAGGCGATGTCGCCCAGGGCGTCAGCGATCCCGGTGATGCTCGGCACAGCACCTGCCTCACACAGCAGAGGAGCACCCAGGGCATCCCACAGCTCGTCCACCTCCTCCTGGATGAGCGCGTGGCGCAGGGCCCGGAGTGACTCCGTGCCCACCGTGGGGCTGTCGGCGATGTCGCATCCGTACACCTCGTGGAACTCACGGACCTGGTCAGCGATTCGGCTCACGGTCGAACGCCTCCTTCATGTAGTCGTCCACCAGCCGGTGAAGATCCTCAACGGTGCCCACGTTCTCCAGCACCTGATCGAAGTAAGGGAAACCCTCCGCCTCCCCGAAGCTGGCAGCGAACTCCTCCAGCGCTCGCTCCGAAGGGTGCAGGTCGTCGGAGGTGGAGACCCGTGGGCGCTCCACTCGAATCACCCGGCCGACACCATGCCAGATGGCATTCGCCTCATTGGGGAACCGAACATCCGGAACCACGACGTTGGCGTTGCCCAGCGCGTTGATCTGCTTGATGGCCTGGTGGATCCAGAAGTCCTCGCCGAAAATCTCCCGGCCAACCTCCGTGCCCATGCGCTGCAGAAGCGTCCGCACCTCTGGGAAGGTGTCCTTGACGTACTCCCAGCCGTAAACGTCCACGACGCTCTGGACCCTGGGGGTGAACGCGGTGTCGTCGACCGGACTGAGTGCCGCGATCGGGTTCAGTGCGTACACCGCAGCCTTCAGGGGGTCGGCGAACGACACCTTCTGGAAGCCGTAGTGCTCCACGAGGTAGTTGGCGATCGTGTCCTTGCCGGACCTCTTCCGGCCGGAGATGCCGATGAGAATGCTCACAGCGCCTCGCTCTCGTCGATGAGGACCGCGTCCGTGAAGAACTGGTCCCAGAACTCCGTGGCGGGCTGCAGTCGCCCATCCTCGAACTGCTCCAGGTAGCCAACCTGCAGTCCCAGCGCTGCAGCGAGGGCAACCTCGGCACGAGCCCCGCGGGACGACGCCCAGCCGGGCAGGACACAGATCGCCTCAGCCTCGTTGGCAATCCACTCCAGGTCAGCGGCGAGCATCTGACGCAGCGAGAACCCGAGCTCGGAGATGTCCTCGGTGCCGGTCATACCCTCCCAGGGGAACCCGTTGTCGATGTCATGCTGCGCCGGGTTGAACACCTCGTGGCCCAGGTCGACCAGGACCTTCCCGGTGTCGATGAACGCGGGAAAATTCCACTCGGCGATAGACCTCATGGGGCCAGCCAAGTACGTCTTCATCCATTACTCCCTCTTCGCCTTCGGCGCCCGCCTCCACCCGTAGTGGATGGACTCGGCTACGTCCTTGATCTGCTCCAGCAGGTCGGTGGCCTGCCGGCCGAACTCCTCGGTGTCGAACGCGACGAAGTAGCTGTGCGCAACGTTGATGCCGCGCCGCTCGTCCGCCGGGTCGTGAACCAGGAACTCCAGTCCCTCGTCCGTCACCGCGACTGAGACAACATTGATGGATCGCTCGTCCACTGGGAAGCCTTTCCGATTCCTGCTAGCGCTAGAACCGCGCCAGCCCTAGCACGTCCTGCAGGTTGCGGATCTCGCTGCGCTTGGCCTGCTCTGACATGCTCTGACGGTCGTTCGTGGACAGGCCACCCCACACGCCCTTGGTGCCCGGGTTGATGAGCCCCTCCAGTCGGCACTGCGCCATCAGTGGGCAGTTCGAGCACGCGCCCTTTGCTGCCTTCTGGTCGTACTGGTTCTTCGAGAAGAACAGCTCAGGGTCGTTCTCGCAGATAGGGTGCCCCCCCGGCGGGACGACGAAGCGGTGGTTCCAGATGCGCTCTATCTGCTCTGCGCGCGCTGCAGCTCCGGCCACGTCACTCCCTCCATTGCCTTCAGGTTCGCCGCAGGAAGGTTGGCCTCCAGCGGGGCGTCGTACTGCCGGGCCCCCATCGCCGCGATGACGAGCGCGTCTGCCACGTCGTTCCCGGTGACATCCACGTCGAGGTAGCGCCTGATGACAGCCGCCAGGACCTCGTCCTTGCCAGCGTTGCCCTTGCCGCTCCCGTACTTGGCGCGCACAGTCGGCGGGACGACGTAGTAGTTATCGCCCCCGCCGCGGGGTCCCAGTCCCCACAGCGCGTGAGTCAGCACACCCCAGAGCCCGAAGATCTGCGCGACCGACGAGCCCTTTGCCCCGTACGCCACACCCTCGATGCCGACCATGTCGGCCTGCGCCGCGTAGTAGATCACCTCGCTCAGAATCTCCTGGACGCGCTCATGGCCCTTCTTCTTGGACCTGATTCGCTTCAGCTCCAGAACCTTGCCCCCCTCCACCAGCGCGAGGCCGGTGGAGGTGAGCGAAGGGTCCAGTCCCAGCACCTTCACGCCGATACCCCTCAGGCCCGCAGGACGCCGTCATCGTCGGGGTTCTGGGGATCCCAGGGAACGAGATCCACAGCTGTCGCGACGACTTCCTGCAGCCGAACGAGCTGGTTGTCCTTGTCCAGGTAGTGGGAGATGCCCTTCACGCGGGTCTCCACCACCAGGCGCACCCGGTCGTGGATGTTGACCTTCACCTGGTCGTAGGCCTCGGAGAGGCCCTTGACGCCGGTGATCTTGACCTCCATGCGGTCGACCGGCTTGCCCTCGAACATCGCAGGCTCACGCAGACGGCTCACGTTGACCGGGGCCTCCTCGACGTCGCCCGCCACCGCAGCATCGAAGTCGTCCTCCACGTCAGGGATCTCAACCTCGTCGTAGTTCTCGTTCATCACCGCTCCTTGTTCATCTGGGTTGTAGTTGTCGTCGTGGACGTGTTGTAGATGTGAGGCCGGTAGCACGTCCTGCACAGCCACCATCCGGTGTCACCAGCCAGGAGGTACTTGACCCGTTCGTCAGCCGTCGCCGGCGTCACCCTCAGTTGGCAGCACGGTCGGGGCTGCAGGTCGGTCTCCCAGACGGGAACCTGCTGGATGCCTCTGCATCGCGCGCACAAGGCGTTCGTCATCGCCGCCGGGCACATGTCCTCGTACGTGCTGGAACAGGTCGTACACCCGTGCCGGTGCCTGACTCCTGTCACTGCCTTGACGATCGCGGCCGGCGTAGTTGTAGTGCGGGCAGGTTGCTGCTTGATCTTGTACTTCCGGACCACAGAACTCTCCCCACGCCTCGCACCAGTCGTCTGTCAGTTCCCTGCAGTCGCCGCAGTCCCGACGCCGCGGGAACGGTGTGACATCTCCCATTCCGCATACACCTCCCCCCGCGCTTTCCCGCTGGCCCGCACGAGCCGGTCGAACCACACACTGTCTGGGATCTGAGCCTCGACGGCCATTGCCTCCGCGATGGCCGTGTCAAGGTCCCGGACCTTCTCCTCGGTCTTCTGCTCCCGGTGTTCACGCAACGCGGGCTTGATGTGCACGTAGAGCTCCCAGTGCTCCCTGATGTGGATCCCCTGCCTCCTGCACCACCGGGCGGTCACCATCAGGTCGTAGACGTCCACCCCGCGCTTCTCCCGGGTGGAGCGGATGCGCACGATCTGCGTGGTCCGCCACTTCGCCCAGGCGCGGGACCCCTCGTCAGTGAACGTCCCCAGCCCGAACAACTTGTAGAGCTCGTCAAAGAGCGCAGCGTCAGTGAGTTTCGTCGTCATAGGTGAACTCAAACTCGCCTTCGAGGAGAAGTGTGTCAGGCATACCCCTTCCGTTGAGGGGGTAGATCTGCTCGACGTTTCGCCACCTCTTGACATCCGGCGCAAGGCGATTCGCGTTCGCGTAGGCATCATCAAGAACGTCCAGCACCGTGGACCCCTGCCCCCGCACAACCAGACTGACTCGCATGTGCTCTACCGCCTTCTCGATCTCCGGAAACCCGTCCTGGGGGATGTTGTCGTGCCGCTTGCGGATCTTCTCGATGTCACGATCAGCTGCCATCGCCGACCCCGATCTGCGGGAACATGCCAGAACCGAAGAGCTGGGTCAGGTCGCCCTGCTGCCAGGCCGCGATCACACGGTCGCGGCCCTCCGACTCGTAACGGACCTGGAACGACTTAGGGCGGCCTACCGGCTTGTACGTGACGCCGTCCGGAACCTCACCCGTCGCCGGGTCGAACGGCAGCTCGCCTTCGTGGTCGAGCCCAGCGAGGAACTTCTTCGCCTTCGCTGGCTCCACCCGCTGGAACCGCATCTCCGGCTGAGGCGGGACGACAACCTCCTCCAGCAGGTTCGGGTGGTTCGCCTTGACCCACTCCAAGAACGCGACCTCGTCGTGGACCTCGAAAAACTCCTTGCCCTCCGGCAGGGTGATCGTGGCGATCTTCGTGCCGTCCGGCAGGTTCACGGCCAGGCTCTTGCTGCCGGTGTCGTCGTAGTAGCGCAGAAGTGTGTCCAGGTGCTCCTCGCGCAGATCGCCCATGAACCCGGACACGGCGTCCGCGATGGCCTTCATCAGTGCCATGTGCAGGTTCTGGTCACGAAGACTCATCACGCACCCTCCTTCACGAAAGCAGCCTGGAACTCGTCGTCCTTGTAGATCTCGATGCCGCGCTGGGTTCGCACAAGCCACGACCCGGGGAACGCGATCCGCATGCGACCGTGGATGCGGATATGCACCCCGACGCCGCGCAGCGGCACGCCCTCCGCCCAGGCGGCACACTGCGACAGCTCCTCGGAATTGTCTGCAAGGTCGTCCGGCACCAACCACGCCTCGACGGCGTTCTGCGTTCGCGGGCGGTAGATGGTCGGAGTCACGGCTCCACCGCCAGATCGTCAGTCAGATCCATCTCCGGGTCGTCATCGAAAGCGCCGGCGAGGTAAGAAGCGAGCAGGCTCTCGATGGTTCCCTGCATACCCGCAGCCCGCAGTGCGCGCAGCGCGGTCGGGAAGTCGACATCGCCGATCACCCGCACCTGCACCGAGCCGCCGGAGATGTGCTCTTCGGGCTTGAACTCCAGATCCAGCCTCAAGATCTCGTTGTCAGTCGCCACTTGCCTTCTCCTTCGCGTCCAGTCCGAGCGATCCCTGCCTTGCCTGCCAAGCTGTCCTCTGCTTGCGACCCAGGAACTCCTGGTACTTCTCACCGCCGTTGTAGGACTCCACTTCCTGCTCCACCCGCTGCACCGCGACCCGGTCGGTGTCGTCCACGATCGCCAGGGAGTGCGGCGCGAGGTGCAGAGGGACGACCCGCCCGGTGTTCCCGTGTCGGGACTTCGCAAGGTTCACCTTCAGGGCCGACCCGACGGTCCCCTCCTTGGCTGCCTTGTTGATGCCCTCCTGCAGGTGTGGCCGGGAGATCCCGAGGAGGAAGTCCGCGGTCTCCTCGACGGCACCCGAGTCACGCAGCGCCGACGCCTGGATGAGTTCGCCCTGCTTCTGATTTCGAGACACCTGGGAAGGGACGACGATGTGTGTCTGCCACTCCTTGGCGAGCTCCTTGAGCTGCATCACCGCGTCGGTGACCTTCTGGTACTGGTCCTTTGCGCGCTGCCCACGGGCGTAGTAACCGAGGTAGTCGACGTGCACGATGCGCGGCTTGTCCCCACGCTCCTCGATGAACTCCTCCATCAGGACCGAGAAGTCGTCCGCAGAGAGCCGGTTCTCGTCAACGATGCTCAGGTGGGGAAAGTGGGCGTCGAGTGTGACGTCATCCATCAGCGGGTCGTAGAAGCGCGCAATCCGAAGAAGCCGGTTGGCAGACTCCTCCTTGGTGAGCTCCAGCGTGATGTAGAGCGTCGGGATGTCCCGTGTCTGCCAGGCCAGGTTTGCCAACCACAAGGACTTGCCGTTCCCGGTGTTGGCGACCGGGATGGTCACCTGACCCGGCATGAGGCCCGGGAAGAGCAGCGAGTCCAGCGTGCGCCACCCGGTCTTGATCCCCGGGGCAGCGGACTCCAACTTGCGCAGTGAACGCAGCGACTCCCCCACCGAGAACACACGCTTGCCGCGCATGTCGGCCTCGGAGATGAGGCCCATCACGTCCTGCCACCCGTGGTGGCCATCAACGATGAAGTCCGACCAGTCCTTGACCTCACCGGTCAGCTCGACGATGCGAGCCTTTGCCGACAGGAGGTCCTTGACCTTGATGGACGCCTGCTTGCCCGGGTTGTCGTTGTCGAACGCGACGTAGACGCGCTTGATGTCCTCGAAGTAGTCCGCGAACCCCTCCTTGCCGCCCGGCAGGGAGCCAACGCCGGCGATGGCCACGACTGCGAGATTGCGTGCACGGACATCAGGAGAGGACTGCAGTACCTGCTGGACGTTGAGAGCGTCGACCTCACCTTCGACGAGGATGACGCGCTCGGCGCCGCGCAGGGCGTCCTCGTTGAACAGCCGGACGGGGTCCCCCGGCGGGGTCGCGTACTTGATCTTGTCGTTCGGGTCCAGGGCCCTGCCGCGGACCTGCAGCACTTGGCCTGACGACAGGTACGGGATGATGATCCGGCCGCTGTGGAAGTCCCTGCCGGCGGCCGTCAGCAGACCAGAATCACGCAGCTCGTCACGGGTGAACCCGCCTTCCTTGAGAGAGGACGGCAGCGACTCCATCAGGGAGACGCCCTTCGGGTGGTACCCAAGCCGTGCGGCCTCAATGGTGTCCAGGGTCAAGCCGCGCTCGAACAGGTAAGCCAAGGCCTTCTTGTTCTGCATGAGCGCGTCCTGAGTGGCGTGCAGGTACTCCTCGTTGATCTGGAACTTGCGGCTCGGCTTGGCTGCAGGAGTGTCTTCGATCTTGTCCCCGAAGTGCTCTAGAACCGCACGCCATCCGCCCTGCTGGCCGCACACCTTGCAATCCCAGGCGCCGTGCTCAGAGTTGACATACAGCTTCTTCTTGCGGGAGTCGGCGTGCTCCCCGCAGACGAAGAAGCAGGGCACAACGCACTCCTTGCCGGACATCTTCACGTCCAGGCCCTTGGAGCGGAGGTAGCCCCGCACGTCCACGTCAGACATTCTGTCTCCTTACGATTTGTGCTACAGCAGGAATCGTGTGTCCCCGCCCCGGGATTCGAACCCGGACTGACCACGCTTTGAACGCAGTGCCTCTGCCGTTGGGCTAGACGGGGTTACCCCGGCGCTTACAAGCCGCTGCAAACGCCGGGGTTGGTGCTCAGAACGGGATCTCGTCCTCAGCGGGGCCGCTGTCGCCGAGCGGCAGCACCTCGCCCACGCGGGAGCGGTAGTAGGTGTTCCCGTCGCGGCCCGTCTCCGGGTCCTCGTGGACGATGACCAGGCGGGCCTTGCCGCCGACGATCACGTCCGTGTCAATGTCCTGCCCGAGCTCCAGCGGCTCACCCGTGAGGGCCTCCCAGGCCTGCAGGCCGAGAGTGCGCCGGGCGATCTCGATCCCCGGGTTCGTCTTGAACTCGATCTCCGTCGAGCCGTGGTCGCCCGACAGGAGGTCCCACGTCCAGATCCACTGGTCGAAGGACAGGGTGTCCCCGACCCGGGCCTCGCCCTTCTTGACGGCCTGGTGGTGCGACTTGGCCGTGTACTCGACGGTGTTCTCCTCCACGGAGCGGAGGATCGCGGTGAACTCGCCCTCCTCGTAGAAGTAGAGACGGCCCCGCTTGACTGTTGCCTTCGGCATTCCTGTTTCTCCCTCTTGTAACTACTGCTGTTCAGCGATGGATTGGTTGGTCAGGCCTTGAGTGCCCGGCCGTGCACAGCCAGCGCAGCCTTGACGGTGCTGGTGAGCTCGTTGGCCGCCTCTGCCCGCTTCCAGATGGCACGCACCTCCTCGACGGTCGTTGCGGCCTCACCAAGTGCGACCCAGTCGCACTCCTCGGCGATGACCTCTGCACCAAGAACCTCCTTGGCCACCTCGACACCGCTGGGCTCGGCGGGAGCCTCAACGGGCGCCGACTCCTCTGCCGCCTCGGTGGTTGCGGGCTCCGGGGTGGACTCGGCCGGCGGGGTCTCTACCCGCTGACGCGGCTTCGACAGGACGCCGGACGGGTTCGGCGCGACAGGCCCACCCGCAACGTCCGCAGGTGCGGCGTTGTCCAGCGCGCCCTCGACCTCGCCCACGACCTCCGAACGCTTCAGGCCGGTGGCCTTCTTCTCGATGTACTTGACGAGCCGCGTGTAGTCCTCGTCAGAGAAGTTCACCGGGGTCGACGGCGGGAAGGCGTAGAGGCGGTCCTTCAGGAACGGAACCTCAGGGATCGGCTGCCAGCGGATGCTGCGCTTGATGACCTGCTTGGTCTCCTTGCCGACCTTCTCGGACGCCCACTCGTTCTGCATGAGGCCCACGAGGTCGAACCAACCGGCAGCCTTCTCGCGGACGTCGCCAACGAGATCGATGGACCAGCCCTGCGCCATCGTCAGCGTGTCCTCGCCAGCATGCGCCGCGACCTCGTCCTTCTTGGTGACCTTCCCGGCCTCCTTGAGGTGCACGAGCACGACCACGTTGATGGGGAGATCCCGCAGCGTGTGGATGAGGTTCTTGATGGGGTTGTTGACGGCGTCATAGTCGCCTTCGAACGCCTCCATCCGGGACCGCCGCACCTTCGCAAGGTGGTTGCGGATGAGCCTCTGCTGCAGGCCGTCGAGGGTGTCGAGGATGACCGTGTCGAAAGTCCGCGACGGCTTCCCTGCCTCCTTCTTCAGGTAGGCGATGATGTCGTTGACGTCCTGCTCGGACTCGATCTCCACGTACGGCGTGCCGCGATCTGCGAGCACGGCGCGGCCGTCCTCGCAGTCCAGCAGAAGGGGGTTCTTCCAGTACGAGGAGGACCTTGTTTTCCCACTGCCTGCTCTTCCGAGGATGAGGGCCTTGATGTTCGCCGTGCCGCCGTCACCATCGAGATAGTCGTCGAGGCCAGCGGTCTGAATTCGGATGGCCACCGGGTCAGTCCTCCTTCACGCTGTAGGGAACGGGCGCCCCGGTCAGGGCCGCCCGGTAAACGACGAGGGTCGCTGCGAGGTCGAGGACGGTGTCCTCCAAGTCGTCGTCGTTCAGGAGCTGGTTCGCCAGCCGCTCCGCCCGGCGCCGGAACGACGCGGTGAGGTCGTCCCAGCCGTACGCGTGGCGGATGGCGTCGTTGGCTGTCAGCAGCCGCTCGGCGGCAACCCACAGGTCGGCCATCTCGTCGTTGACGCCCTGGCGGAGGGTTTCCGTCTGGTCTGCGGTCCTAGTCATTTCTGAAGTCCTCCTGGTAGAAGCATCCGCAGTTCGGGTCTGCGCACGGGTAAGGCCAGGTCTTGCATTCCTTGGAGTGGATGCAGCACTCGCACCGCGGGCAGCGGGTCCCATGACAGTCCCCGTCATTGTGCGGGTAGAGCACGCTGAAGTAGTGGTCGTCATTGAGGTAGCCGTCGTCATCCATCGATGTCCAATTGCCTCTCCGGGAGTGGGGCGTCGCCGCAGATGCCGTTGTTGAACGGGCAGAAGCGGCAGTGATGGCTGTCCACGGTCAACGGGTACACCCCCGCCCGGCGGGCCTTGATGTACTCCCGCAGGTGTGCCTTCAGCCGGGCGTAATGGGCCTCGGTCCGCCACCCCGCTTCATGAACGTTGAAGCCGTCCCAGGCCCGCAGGATCCGACCCCTGCGAGGGATGACGTTGTCGCTGTCGCCCCACAGCGCCAGGCCCCGGGCATCCAGCCGATCGAGCACCTCTGAGAAGCCCTCCAGGACGACCTCGTTCTCGAAGAACGGGGTCCAGAACTGGGGATCCAACGACGCGAAGCTGTACAGCGTCATCTGGGTGTTCCAGTCCAGGGCCTCCGGCTTCCTCCGGTAAGTCTTGAAGTCCTCGATGGCCAACACCGGCCGGGCGTTCACCATTCGCAGCGCCAAACGGTCAACGGTCCCGTGGAGCGTGTGCTCCTCACCGTCGATGACGATCGGAACGTCGAACGTGTGCTCCAACGAAAGGAGCACCGAACGCTCCTTCTTCAGCCAGGCGTACATGGCTCGCAGATTCGCCTGGTGGCGGGCCTGCATCCCGCCCCACGTGTCCTGGGCGATCCACACGTCCACCGGGCCCTCGGAGATCTCCCCGATGTGGTTCGGGTCCCAGTAGCGGGCGAACGTCGCCAGGGCCACGTCCAGCGCGTCCTCACGCCCCTCGTGGTGGAGCTTCTGCAGCACCTGCGCGGCGTAGTGGAACACCGTCCCACCGGCCGTGGCGGAAAGGATCGGCTCATGCCAACCCTCCGCCTTGGCCTTCTCCCTCAGGTGGACCTGCTGCGCACACCACTGGTACGAAGCGAGATCCGACTGGCGGATGACGAGTCCAGTCACTTCAGCCGACGCCCGATCCACGTCAGGCCAGCGCCCGCAAGAATGGCAACAGCCGCGGCGAGAACGGGCCCCTGCCAGCCGATGCCAGTCGCAGCCAGCTCAGGAGTAGTAGATCCAGCGGAGCGTGGTGCGGACGGACTCGGCGAAGGCGCGACAGGTGCGGTAGTGGTCGGCGACGGCGAGGGCGCTGTGCTCGGGGTGGGTGCAGGCGTTGATGTCGGCTCCTCAGTCGGGGTGGGCTCAGGGGTCGGCTCAGGGCAGACCACCTCGTCCACGGCTTCACGCCCCGGGTCGACCAGGACCTCCTCGGTGACCGCCGGGTGGTGGATCTCCTCGACCCACGCGTCCTTCAGGACGATCTCCTCGTCCCGGGCGGCCTCGGTCTCCACCTGGCGCTTCTCCACGAAGATCCACGGGGCTGAAAGGGTTTCCGTCAGCCAGCCCGTGTACTCCCACGAATCCGGGACGGCCTCCTGGGTGACGACCTGCCGGCCCTCGACCTGACGGGTGTCATTCGCTGCACCAGGGTTTGTCGTCGACCAGTCAGACCACGGGCCCCAGTCGGACCAGCCGGAGAAGTCGACCTTGTGAGCGTTGTAGTTCACCTGGACGTTCGGTCCGCCGTAGACGTTCAGGTTCACGCGACCGGTGCCGAGAACGCTGTCCGGCGGCCCGGAGGTGCCCCAGACGACGTTGATGATGACGTCAGGGATCGCGTGCCAGCCCGACTGCTGCACCCAGTGGCCACCCACCGTCTGCCCGTTGACGCGAGTAGTGCCACCGGAGACGAAGTTGTAGCCCTGGACCTCCTTGACCTCCTTGAAGTTGGCGATCCACACGCGCGTCCGGAAACGCCACTGGTCCTGCTTCACCTCGGCCTGGCCGGGGATCACCTTCTTGTAACGCCACTCCTTGTGAGCCACGGCCTCGTGGTGGACGACCTCGGTCACTGCCGGGTGCTCCACGAGTTCGGTCCAGGCCTCGGTGACGACCTTCGTCTCGTAGGTGGGCGGGACAGCCTCCTGCGCGTCCTGGGGCACGCACACGCCACCGTCGGCACGGGCGATCGAACCGCCGAGGCCCACGAACACTGCGAACAGCAGCACCACCAGAAGAACGACCACGATGATTCGGCCTACGAAGCCGAGAAAGTCCTTGTTCACTGCACACCTCCACGTGCTGCCTGAATGACCGCGCGGGCAAGTTGGCCCGGGACGGCGTTGCCGATGATCTGCTCGCGGGCCGACTTGCCGATCCCGGCCCAGTTGACCCACTCCGGAAAGCCCTGAAGGCGAGCGGATTCCTCGGGGGTGACGCGCCCGGATCCGTGCGCGTTCTGCCTTGGGCCATCACCTGCCTTGCGGTAGCCCGGTGCCGCGATGACCTCAGGCTTGAAAGACCCGACGACCGTTGTGCTCGGGCGGTTGAACACCCACTCCGGCGGCTCCTGGTCGCTGCCCGTGTGGTACATCCACTGGTTGCGGCCGATCTTCGACGTGACCGTGGGGGCCGGCTCGTCCACGGTGCGGATGCCCCTGTTCTTGGGGTCCCCACCTGTGCCGTAGTTCGAGCGCATCGCCTTCGGGTAGGGAACTGCGGTGTTGTCCCCGCCGCGCTCCCAACCGAGGGCCTCCGCGATCGTCACGAACGACTGCACGCCCGGGTCGCGCTTCGGCGGGTTGCGCGAGTAGTAGCGCGAATGCGTCGGCTTCGGGAGAGTGACCTCGACGTCACGATTCGCCACGAGAATGGCCCGGTCGCGTGTCTGCGGAGTCCCGTACTGCTCGGCGTGCAGGATGCCCGTGTCCACGGAGTAGCCGAGCTCGCGCAGCGCCACAGCGATGGCGTCCCAGACGGGCTGCACCTGACGGACCTGCTCCAGCGCGATCCACACCGGCCGGTGGTAGACAGCCCACTCCAGCGGGGCGAGCACCAGGGCCGCCTCGGGGTCGACATCCGAGAGCACGTCGTTCAGGGCCTTGCCGTCACGGATGGCGGGGATCGCGGCCAGGATCTTGTTGAGCTCGGAGTGCGCCTCCTTCAGCCCGGCGGCGCTCCACTTCTTGCACGACGGGCTGGCGATGAGGCCCTGGAACGTCAACCCGAGGTCGGCGGGCCGCATGGTCCACAGGTCGGCGCGCAGGGTGGGCATCGAGTTGTCGCTGCGGAGCTTCACGACGTGCTTGTCGTAGTCGATCCCGAACGCACGCAGGTCCAGCTCGTCAAGCTGGGCGTCCCAGCCGATGCCAGAGAACAGGTCGACGACGTCGTAGTTGTACGCGATGCTGCGCAGCAGCTTGAAGAGCCCCAGGTGCTCTGACACCGCCTCTGCGGGCAGGCCCTTCAGGCCCTCAAGGAGGTCGGTCAGGTCGATGTCGCCGTCGCTCTCCGCCTCCGCGGCAAGGCTGAGGACAGCGTCGTTGGCAACCTCCTGCAGCACCTCGCCCAGGAAGCCATCGCCGGCGTTCACGGCCTTCTTGTCACGCTTCTTCTTCCAGAACATCACCGGCCACCACCCAGCAGATGCCGGCCCACGGTCAGGCAGATGACGCCGTACAGGGCGATGACGCCCTGAAGTGCAGCGCAGGGGTACTCCTCTGCAGCGGTGTCACCCACCCATACGCGGTAGTTCGCAGCCTCCTCGGGTGTCGCGTCCTCCGGGCCCTTCATGCCGATGAGGTCGACCGCGCCCACGATCAGGCGGGCGCCAGCGCGCAGGGCAATGCCCTGGTCCTTCGAGAGGGCCTCCGGCTTCGACATGCTCCAGGTCCACAGGCCCGACTCGGGGTCCCGGAAGATCCGACCTTCCTGGAAGTTGATCTCGACGCCCGCCTGCTCCAGGACCTGTGCTGCCGAACGCGCACCGTAGAAGACAGCAGGCACAAAGCCGTACTGGTCCATCGCAAGGTGGCACATCTCGTGGCACAGCTCACGCGCGTTCTCTGCCTGCTTGTAGTCGTCGTACATGGCGACGCCAACCATCCGTGCGGCGGCGTCAAGGACGACTGCCATCGCCCTGTCCCCGACCTGCACGTATTCGGGCACGTTCTCGTGCTGGCCCACTCGGGCCCCCTCTCCTGGAACACGAAAAGGGCGGCACCGAACGCAGGGCACAAGTTGTGCCTCACGTTCAGTGCCGCCCTCAGCCGATGCTTTGGTGGCTTGCTCCCGGCTCATGCCGCGGATGCCTGGCCCGCTGTCCGGACCGGTGATGTCGTTGTGCCGAGGACTCTACGCGCCACCTCCGACGTCAGCGCAAGATCGCGCGATATCTGCTAGCGCAGGAATCTCGGCGACACGTGCGGGCGCAGCAATCGCGAACCCGGACAGGCTGCTGGACTCTTGTGACTCGCACCGTCATGGTGACTAGACAGGAGTTCCGGGGGGGACCGGCTCCGTAACCCGATGGGGGGTACACGTGGACGCTGTCAACCGTGGCGACAAGCGGACGAACGAGCGCGTGAGCGCAGGCGCCGTCGTCAAGGGGCTCTTTGCCCGGCTCGCAAACTCTCAGGCTGCCGAACTCGTGCGGCCGGCAAGCCAGTTCAACCTGGGGATCGCACTCCAGGCCCTCGAAACAGAGGGCGTCGCGGGGACGCTGACCATCCGCATCCCCGCCAAGACAGGGGCTCCGCTGGAGATCGAGTACGCCTCCGCGTCCTACAAGTAGAGTCGCGCCCCTCCACGCCTGAGCCAGCCGACCGGCTCAGTGTCCGGGGATGCATCCCACGCCGCGGCAGCAAGGACAGCCGCCTCGAACGAGGTGTAGCACCAGAAGCGACCCTGATCCATGAGGTTCGCCTCCGGCACCTCGACAAGCCGGTACAACCGGCGACGTCGCACCTGGAGCTGCCAGCCGTCAACGACCTTGACCAGCCACCCGTCAGGGAGTCGCGTCAACTCCGGAGCCATGACAACTCCACCAAGGTCTCCGCTCGCGCGTACTGCTCCATGCGCGCCACGTTGCGCGGCACCCACGGGCCTGCCTGATCGGGCCTCGGGTGCCAGACGTGCCACAGTGCGCCAGGGATGTGACGGACCGCCTGCACCAACGAGCACGCCCGGTAGAACGCGTGATCCTCCCCGCCGTACCCCACAAAGGCTTCGTCGAACCCACCGACGGCGTCCCACAGCCCGCGGGTGACGACGAAGACCCCGCTGACGACCGGCGTCCGGCTCGTGAAGCCACCACGAGCGAGGACGGTGCGAAGATCATCACCGTCGAGGATGTCCTGGGCGTCCCTCTGCGACAGGTTGAGCCAGCAGTCGTGAGCGAAGACAAGGCCTCCACCAGTCTGGGCCGCCGCCGAGATCGCGCGCCGCACTGAGTCAGGCTCGACGACCACGTCAGCGTCCGCCACGACCGCGAGATCCCACTCACCCGCTAGGCCGGCAGCGGCGTTGAGCGCAGCAGCCCGGTTGAACGGGCCGTCGTCGTGATGCCCCTCGACGACGGCCACCCCCAGCTGTGGCCAGAAGTCCTCACGCAGGCGTGCCCACACCCGGTCCCGCCAGCCTCCATCGGCACGACGAGGAACCAGCAGGACAGTCCTCACGAGTAGAAGCCCTCCTGGCGACCAAGCCCATCCTGATCGTTCGGGGTGTAGTACACCTGCACGTCGTGGACGAACACGAAGTACGGATGGCTGCCCGTGAGAGCGAACCAGCCCTCGCCACCATTCATTCCATAGGTACGCGGGTCCTCAATGTCCAGCTCGGCGGTGAAAAACACCCGGTCAGGGCCAACCGCAAACGGCGGGATCATCTTCTCATGGAACGGAATCAGCACGCGTCCGACGAACTCGTCAGGCTGGACGCGGAAGTACATCGGCGCCCCGTATATGCCGTGGAAACTAACCGAGCACTCAGCGCGCACATGAAGCGGCTTCGACGGGTTGTACGTAGGCAACGACAAGCGAATCGCCATCAGATCAGCACTCCCTCTCACGAGATGCCATAAGTCCCCCTGATGGCGACGCCGGCGTTCGGCGACCCGGTGAACTCGTACTGCCACATACCGGGCGTGAACGAATGACTTGCGGATGCGGTGATCGGCTGCAGCGGCTCCGACTCATCCGGGTAGTACATCAAGCCGTCCTTGAACGCCAGTCCGAAGTCTGACGACGTCGGCAGGTTCGCCTGCTGCATGATCTTCGGCCGGTGCACCGCCATCAGAACGTCGCCTCCGCTGGCGTGGACCAGCCGTTGGCGTTGACCGCATACAGGTGTGCGATCCCGTGCACGCCATCAGAGCCGAAGTGGGCTGCCAGGTCGAAGCTCGACACCTCCGGCGCGAGACGCAGCTCCTCGACCTCCCCGTCCACGGCCAGCCGCAGGCGCCACCCGGTCAGGCCGTGGTGACCAAGGTCAGGCTCCCACGTCAACGTCGTCGCAGGAACGTTCTCCCCCGTCGGAACAGGTACGTCGTCGAGGTCGCCCAAGATGGCGGAGTGCAGGCCCTCCACCTCCAGGGACGACAGAACCACATCCTGCATCTCGATGGAGTGCAGCGCGGGGAACGACGTCCCGGACAACGTCTCGTGTTCGCTCAGGTACGAGCCGAAGTAGATCTCAGCAAGGCCCTCGCTCAGGTACGAGCCGGCCTCCCAAGGATCATCCATAGGATCAAGCCCGACACCGTCCAGGAACCATCTGCGCTCACTGACCGATGCATCCCACGTGACCGTGATGACATGCCACGAGTCCTCAGGAACCGGGTACGGCAGACCTGTGTCGTGATACCTGCCTGAACCGTCGGGAACGCCTGTCATGAGCCCCAGAGTGTCCGTCCCCCCGTCACTAATAGCCTTCACCGAGGCATTGGCCACCTCTACGATCGGGACATCGTAGTCCCACTCTGACGGGACGCTGTTCCACCCCTCCGGGAACCCGACAACGACAGTCATGGAACCTACGTCGGGAACGCTCAGGTCTACATCGCTCCTGAACCGGGTGCCGTGATTGAGGGAGGCGACGAACACCCCCGGGGCGGGCTCAGAGATCAGCGGTGCGACATTGAACGTCGTGTTCCACGGTGCCTCATCGGCGAACGGCTCTACCACCATCTCGGCGCCACCGGACTCCGCAATGGGGGCACTGACAAGGCGACCCCCGTCAGTCACCGCATCCTCAAATGAGATCCGCCAGAGGACAGCCATCACTCGCCTCCATCCAGGCCAAAGGACGTGGGCTGCGGAGGCGGCCCAGGGAAGTCGGTCGGTGTCGTCACCAAGGCACCCATGTCGTCAACAGACAAGATGAACCGGTACCCACTGGGCGAGGTGAAGACGCTGCTCATGCCGCCACCACCGCCGCCGCCAGCCAGGGCCTCCCACTGCCCATCTACCCGGACATACATCGTCCCGTCCGCGACAATCGGATACCCGCTCGGGTACGGGGCCGGATCCGGGAGCTCCCCAACCGTGTCGAACGCAAGCGGCTGGAACCGCATGTTGACGTCCGTGGTCAGGGGCTTGCCGGAGGCGAGCGACCCGCCGATGTCAGTCCAGGTGCGCAGCAGTGGTGAGTCGTCGTCCCACTCCTCCTCGCGCTCCACGACGAAGTGGACCAGCGAAGCAGACGGGTACACCCCCGGTGTCATGCTGCGGTACAGCCGCCACCCCTGAGAGTCCGACAGGTCGACGCCGCCGGGGAGCTCCAGGTCCACCGAGTATGCAGAGATCCCCGTGTTGCTGGACGGCGGCATGTTGCCCGGATCGCACGAGCACGGGTCGGCCGGAGTGCTCCCGTCGTCGAAGAACGTCTCGACGTCGCTCGCGACAACGCCGAGCTTGGTGTAGCCCGGCTCAGTCGAACCCATGCGCCACACACGGACCGAATCCGCATCGCCGAACGGCGGGAGATCCAGCGTGACGGAATCCTCTGCCCCGACAAGCTGAACCATCACCGTCGGGCCGAGCGGGGTCTCCTCAGAGCCACGGATGGCCGTCAGCGCGTAGTAGTAGAGGCCCGCGGACAGTGAGCCGGCCGCAGCCTCCTCGTCGTGGTAGGCGCTCGGCGCAGGCGGCCTGGGAAGCAGGGCGGGCGTCACGACAACCGTCTCGGGGCTGGCGATCGACTCGTTGCCCTGAGCGTCCACCACCGCGTAACGGTAGTGGTACGTGTAGCCACCCTGCAGGCCGCCCCCGCCGGCGTTGAGCGTCGGCACCAGCGCCCCGTCAGGGACCAACGCCGGCGGCCGGAAGCGGTGATCGTGGGACTCCACGGCGGCAAGAAGACGATCCAGCACCATCCGGTCAAGGCCGAAGAACTTCTGCCCATCGTCGTTTGGTGTGCCAGGCGTTCCCGCGTCGAAGTAGTTCAGCTGGAACCTCGGTGTGCGGCCAGCCATCATGCGCCTCCAAAGCCGACGGGGCGCGACTGCAAGAGCTGGGCGTCAGTTGAGACCTGCTCACCCAGATCCTTGTAGGCCACACCAGAGAACGTGAAGTGATGCTCGATCTCAGCCTGCACCTGCGGCGTCTTGACCATCAGGAAGACGTACGCGCCCGTGTAGTGGCCACGAGTGTTGCGATGCCACTGCCACACCCCGGCGTTCGTCTCCGGAACCCACGCCACCTCGGGCGAGAAGTCCTTCTTGATGACGGCGCCGGTCGACACGAACGGCGGGCTCAAGAACGGAGTCTCGAACATGATCGGCTGCTGTCGCCTGACAGAGGTCGATCCGCGAGTGTCCAGGACGTGCTGGGAGACCCCCCAACGAGCCGAGTTCTCAGCCTGGGTGGCACGCGCCTGTGCGGTCGCGTCCTGCGCCCGCACGACTTCGAAGAACCCACCCATCCCAGTCACACCCCAGTCACTCCGCGAGCCGTGACGGCTCCTCGCTCCAAGGCATCGACGTAGGAGATGGTGGTGCTGTTCAGGGTGGACTTGTCAACAACCCACTTCCCCTTGGGGTCATCACCCAGCCAGTGCGTCTGCAGATCGTACGTCCACTGCCCGGTTGTCAGATCGTTGCTGGACGAGATGCCGGTGACGTAGTGAACAAATCCCTCAGAGGTGACTCGCTCATAGATGCGCACCTGATCGTCGACCTGAATGCCCGGGAAAGCGGGAATCTTCACGACATCTTCGCGATAACGGAAGAGCTGGCGCACGGCGATCAGGTCTGCCATGACCTTGGCCTCGGCGACCGAAGAGAAGTTCTGGTCAGTGAAGCCACTGATGCGACGCAAGCCCGTCGGATTCGGGTTGTACCCGCCAACCAGAGCCGCCAACTTACCCGCAGCATTCCCAACGAAGACGCCCTCACGAACATTGCGCGACTGCACGGTCGCGTCAAGGCCCATGAGAACCTGCCGCTCATCGATCGTCAGGATGCGATTGGTGCGCCCCGGGTTTGCGGACATCCCCCCGATCCAGTTACCCAGCGTCCAGACGTTCGGCAAACGCCACTGGAAAGCGCCCGTCTCGTCCACGTACGCCAGGAAGCCGACGATGTCAGCGATATACCGGACGCCGTCAGCCAGAGACTTCTTGTCGAATGCACTGGCCAAGATCTCGTTCGGAGGCGCCGTCCCCGTGGCAAGGAAGTCCCCCCACACTCGGCCCATCACACCCTCGCCAAGCACAGCAAAGTCTGGCGCTCCGGGCGGGACGAACACCTTCGAGCCGTCGCTGTGACGCGTGTATGCGGACATGGGCCAGTACAGGCCTGCCCACGCGCAGAACAGCTTGATGATGTCCGTGAAGTCCTGGCACATCCCCGGGTTGGACCCCGCCGGTCCCTCCTTGAGGTTCACCTGGTTCACGTCGATGACCTCACGCACCTCACGACGGTGCACCGGGCCCCATGCACTCAGCTCCCGGACGGCCGCGCGGTACGGTGCGCCAGGCAGCCGGAAGTGCTGGACGTTGTTGAACCAGATGCGAACGCGACGCACCCCGCGGATCGGGTTGTCAAAGTTGAACGCATGCTCACCCTCGGAGCCGATCCCGATCATCTGGATGTACGGCATGCCCTCGTCGTAGCGGCCACGCCCGTCGCGGTGGTACCCGAGGATGGGGCCCGGCATCCAGCCGACACCATCCACCTCCACGCAGATGTAGGCGTTGTACCCCGCGCCGACCGTCTGCAGCCTCACCTGGCTGAGTGCAGCGCCGTTCGCGTTGAACTCGATGTACTCGTACGAGCTGCGGTAAGTCGGCGTCGCGTTGCCCACGGACAGCCAGTACGTCCCCGGATCGCCGTCGAAAGCATGCATGTGGCTGTGCCCGTACACGCGGGCCCCCGTGTACGCCGACTCCGGCCACCGGTCGTTGCCGGAACCCGTGGGGGTGACGCCGAGGCGTTCCACGTTGTTCGACTCGATGACGATGTTGCGCTTGCTCTGGACCGTCACCTTCTGCGACCAGTCCCGGAACGTGGCCGGGTAGAAGTCCTCGGGAACGACCGGGATGAAGTGCTGGTGGTCCAGCAGGAGACGCATCGTGTCGCGGCAGATGCAGATCAGCTGGCCAAAAGCATCCAGTCGCACCTCGTCGATCATCCAGACACCCGTCAGCACCAGGTGGGGGTCCTGCTCCGGGGGAACCTCTTCGTCATAGCCATACCCCTCGTACGTACGAAGGATGTTGTCAGGCATGAGCATGTTCTGCCACTCGTTCGGCAGGTGGTTCCAGCGTGACGAGAACGATGTGGTGCCGCGGTTCGCGGTGTACCAACCCGGGCGGTCAAGCTCCTTGCCCAAGGGCAGTTCACCCAGCGGCAGCGGAGCCGTGTTCCAGAATGTGATCGTCGCCGTTGCGGCGTCGATGTCCGTGGACCTTGTCCACTGGACAGACGCCACGTTCGGCAACTCCTTCGGCGGCTCGGGAGAGGTGAACAAGTAGTCCGCGTACTGGTTCGTCACCGACTCCCCGCGGGTGGGATCAATGCCCGTCGGGTAAGGATTGAACGAAGCCGCGCCCGTGGAGACGGTCGGGACGCGCCGGAACGTCGACTGAAGCCCGTACGTCTCCAACCTCATCTGCGGGTGCTGCACGGTCACGCGCGCGAACGCCCGGCGATTCTTGCCCACGTAGCTACCGGAGCGCCAGATGGCCTCCATGCCGTCAGGCAGGTCATCACGCATCAGGCAGGGCCTCCATCGCCAATGGTGGGTGCAGAGATGGACACCACCAAGGCAGTGATCGTGTAGCCGTGGTACCAGTAACGGCCCACCTTCATCCTCTCCGCCTCCGGCTTGAACTCCTTGAACACCAGGTCGTACCGCCGGCCGAAGTGGTCCCACAAGAACATCCGGCCAGGCTTGTCGTACACCCAAGACCGCAACGCCTCATAGTGCGCAGCGTTCAAGATGGCGCCACCGAACTCCCAGTTCGTCGGCTCTGTGGCCCCCTCCCACAACAGAACCTGACCATCCACTGCTGTCGTCCCCTTGGTGGTCACGAGGCGCTGCGGGAACGGAGACGACATACGATTCGGGCTGATGGGGAAGGTGTACTCGTCCCCCGGGTTGGCCGGGTCCTGCAGTCTCCAACGAAGAACCGCCATCACACCCTCCTAGGGGTAGCCGCTGTGACAACCTGTGCGCCCGTCCCCAGGTACTGGGTGAGCCACTGAACGACCGCCCCGAAATCCGCACCGTTCACGTTCACGACATTGTTCGAGTTCGAGTAGTCAGACACCTGGGTCGCAGCGTTCGACCCGATGGCGCGCCGCACCTCGTACACGGTCGGCAGATCGATGTCGCCGATGTTGAACTGCCCCTGGAGCTGCTCCGCCGCGGACTTCATCAGCTTGTCGACCTGATCCAGCTGCTCCTGCTGCTGGCGGGTCCGGGCCCCAATCGCGGTCAGTCGATCGTGCTCCGACTGCAGATACGACATGTACGCCGAGTGCGAGATGCGCCCCAAGTCCTCCGCCGTCTGCAGGTCGGAGATGCGCTGGCTGAACGCCGCAGCCTCCTCCTGGTTCTGCGCGCTCCGCAGGTCCAGCTGGGACTGGGCGATGACATCCGAGCCCTGCCCCGACGCCTGGTCGGCGGCGAGCTGAGCACGCGCCTGCTGCACGGCCAGGCGGGCCTGCGCCACTGGATCCGTCAGATCCGAGCCCAGTCGCCGCAGCCGGTCCTGCTGAGTCAGTTCAGCCTGGGCGAGCTCGGCCTGAGCCGAGCGCAGCGACGCCAGCGCGGAGTAGTAGGCCTCCGTGCCCGGAAGCTGGATCCCCAGGTTTCGGTGAGCGCTCCTGATCGCGACCTCTGCCTGAGCCAGCTGGGACCGGTTGCCGGCGATGTTCGCGCTATCGGCCGCGTTCGCCTGCGAAACCGCCGCCTCAGCGATCTGCTGGTTGAGCTGGTTGATCTGGTCCATGAGGGCGCCGCGCTGGTTCGCGGGCACCAGGCGGGCCTCGCGCCGGGCGTTCGCCACCTGTGTCTGCAGGCGCGCGATCGTGTCACGCGGGTCCACCCGAGACAGCGCAGCAGCGTTCTGGTTCTGCACCAGCGCCTGGCTGTACGAGAACTGAGCCTGGCGATACGACGCGAGAGCCGAGTAGTACGACGCCTCCCCCACTGTCTCCTGCGAGAGCGCGTCACGGGCGTTGTCGATGGCCACGGCCGACTGCCCGAGGGCGTTGTTCGCGCCCACACTCGTGGTGCGCTGCCCCTGCCGGATCGCGAGGGTGTTCGCCTGCTCCTCGCGCTCCAGGTTCGCGCGTGCAGTCAACGCCTCCGTGCGCGCAGACGTGTCGACCGGCGTCCACGTGCCACCAGAAGAAGCCTCCGCCGCTGCCGCACGAGTAGCCGTCGCGATCTGCTGGTCCGCCGCCGCCAGCTGCTGCTCCACCAGCCCTCGCTGGATCGCCAGCCGGCTGCTGACGTCACCCGGGGAGAGTCGGGCAATCTGCAGGTTCGCCAGACGCTCCGCATCCTGCAGGCGAGCGTCCACAGCAGCGGTAGTCGCCTGGGCGATGAGAACGTCGAATTTTCGGATCTCAGCAACATCCTGCTCAGTGAGGCCGCCATCCTTCCCATTCGCAGCAGCAACAGCCCGCTGTCGCAGCGCGCGAAGCTCACCAAGCCGATAGTTGGCGACGCCCGATTTGGATCCGCCGAGCGCCCCCCGCGTCTCGGCCTCCTGATCGATGAGGCCCGTCGACAGTTCCAGAAGGCCGCCGACGTCCTGCGCAATGACCTCCGGCGAGAACTCCCGCAGCAGGTTCCGAATGTTTGACGCGATGAAGGTTTCGAGCGCCTTCTTCGACGTCGGGTCAACCTTGGACATGTCGGCAACGTCGCCCACAGACCCGAGCGCCCGCGAGACAATCTGCGACGACTCGTAGTCGTCGACAACGCCATCATCGAGGAATGACTGCAGGTCGGCGCCAACGCGCTCCGTAAGGAACTGATTGAGCCTCTCCTGATCCTCCGTCGTCAGGCTGAACTCGTTGCGCGAGCGCTCGAACTCCTTGCCCTCAAACAGGCCTTGGATGTAGCCCGGAATGCTGACATTTCCCAGGCGATCCGTCCGCGCCGCCCATACCTGACCCGCGCGCCAGTCTTCAGTCGCCTGACCCGCCTGCTCCAGTCCTGTCGACGCCGCGACAGCAACTCGCTGCGTGAAATAGTCCCGCTGATCGGGGCCAATGACAGCAACAACGTCACGAGCGAGAGACGCGTTCGTGGCAACCGCCTCGAACACTCCGCTGAGCGCATCGATCTGCTGCTGAGCAGAGAGCCCGGCCTCCGTCATCCGCTCCAGTCCAGAGGCCAGACCCTCAGCCGAGAAGTCGCCCTGGAAGAACCGGCTGGCGGGAGCCGTGGCCAATGCCTGAGCCTGCTCCAGCGCGTCCGCGCGGCGCGAGTTGAAGTCCGCAAGGCGGTCGGCCTCAGCGATGGACGTCCGCTCGGTGAACTGATTGATGAGTGCAGGCAGCAGCCCGGCGACGTCACCAGTCTGCAGCCCGCTGGTGCCCATGTTGCGAAGTTCGGAAGCGACGTTCCGCGCCTGGGCTGCGGCCTCGCGCATGCCCTCCGCGGTGTCTGCCGCGAGAGAGGCATTCCGTGCCTCCTGCACCAAGGTGTCGCCGCGCATCGTGTTGCCGATCGCGGTACCAACCCCATACACCCCGGCCGCCGCAAGGCCGACAGCGCCCAAGGTGCCCAGACCCGTCAGTCGGCCCAGGCCGGGCACGCGCCCAAGCACACCGGACTGCACCTGACCCGCAGGGAGCTTCAGGGGGCCCCCAGCAGCGAGCACCCCACGCAGGGCCTCACCGATCTGCCCCCGCAACTGGACCGCGCCAGCGCGTGTCATCGGCTCGTTCAGGCCCCGCCAGATCTGCCCAGGGGCCGCCAGGACACGAGTCGCAGCCCTTGTCCAGGGCCGGGCCAAGCCCTCGGCGGCGTGAGCCCCTGCAGTCGTCCAACCCATGCGCTGTGCGATCAACGCAGCCGCGTACACCTCGCCCAGGGCCAGCGCCACAGCCCGCAGCGGGCGAGGCAGCGAGTTGAAGAGCTCCAGGACGTTGTTGCCGATGTCGACGAGGTTCTGCGCCGCCACCACCACCAGGGCGAACCAGTCAAGGATGCCCGTCTCGACGAGGTTGACGCTGAACTCAGCGGCCGTCGACCCGAGGACGCGCAGACGGTTCCCGATGGACTCCATCACACGGTCGAAAGCGTCCTGACCGAAGCCCTGGGCGCCCTCTGCGCCCGTCACCAGGCCCTGGACGGCCCCGTACTGCTGAGTGAGGATGGTGGCGACCTGCTGAGACCCGCCCTTGCCGAAGAGCGACGCGAACTGGTTGAGCTGGTTGGCAGACAGGTTGAGCTGGGAGACCGTGGCGAAGATCTGCTGGAGATCCATCCCCGTCATGTCGACGCCGGTGATCTCACTCGCGCGAGGGGCGATCGTGTCAGCGCCACGGGAGAAGAGCTGGCGGAACTGGCCCGCCGTGGCCTCAGGGTTCTGGCCCGTCGTCGTCGCGACCTGCGCGAGGATGGCAGCCGTCTGCTGCGGGGTGAACCCGCCCTGCGAGGCCAAGGTCTGGACGTTCGAGAACGCCCCGAGGAGCTCCGCCGGCGACTGGCCCGTCTGGCGGGACAGGTAGGAGATCGTGTCCTCAAGCTCGGGGAGTCGCTCGATCCCCCAGCCCAGCGAGCGCAGAGCGCCGGCGAGCTGGGTCTGCGTGGCGATCGGGTCGCCGCCGGAGACTCGGGCCATGCGGGTTGCAACCTGCGCCGACACCTCGATCGCGCGCTCCTGCGTCGCCGCGTCGGCGGACGCGACACCGTACAGGCCCACGGCGCGAGCCCCGAGCTCGACACCCTGCGATGACGTGAAACCTGCGCTAGCAGCAATGTCGGTCAGCGTCGACGCCAGAGCAGCGGACGACTCCCGACTCCGGTTCGTCACCAGGTTCAGGTTGGTGAGTGCGTCCTCGTAGGCGAGGGTCTCAGTAACAGTCTCGGAGAGGACCTGCTGCAGCGTCGAGAGTGCGCGATACGCAACACCGTAGAACAGGGAGATGCGGGCCGTCTGGCCCACCATCTGCCCGAACGGCTTCTCGTCCGACGAGCCCCACCCGGTCATGAACGACTCACGGAAGGGAACCCGCCGAGCGGCCCTGGCTGCCGCGATGTTCTCCCGGTAGCCGCCATAGTTGTACTGCTGCTCCATGCGTGCGGCACGCGTGGAGCCAAGGCGGACAGAGTCGCCCGAGCGAACAAGACCATTCAGGACCGGGGTGTCAGCACCAGCCTGACGCAGGAGTCGGCTGTACTCGATGTTCTCCCGGTAACTCCCGAAGGCGTATGCCTGCTGCATGCGGCCGGCGCTTGCGGAGCCGAGGCGAACAGACTCTCCGCGGGGAAGGCTCTTGGAGAAGTCGTCCAGCGCCAGACGCTGACCCTCACGGATAGCCTGGCTCGTCGCACGCAGCGAAGCAGGCATGTTCGCCTGGTACGACCCGAATGCAAAGTTCTGCCGGTCGGCCGCCGACGGGTCAAGCGAAAAGTCCCATGCCGCACCGGTCCGCCCGCCACCCTGGTAGTAGCGTCCCGGCTGCACGGTCGCCCTGGCGCGCTGCTCGGCATGAAGTGCCGCGATGGCCGCCTGGCGGGCCCGCACCTCCTCGCGAGCCGCGACAACGACGTCCTGGTTCGCGCGGGCAAACGCATTGAGCTGCTGCGTGTTCTCGAACCCGAAGGAGCCCGCAACATCCTGGGCCCGCTGACGGGGCCAGGTGGCACCCATCGCGCGCTCTGCGTCTGACCGCGGGGCCGCCAGGGCGCGAGCGACATCCAGCCGGAAAGCATCCGAATCGAGCTGCGGCGCCGGGCGCGGAGGCGTAACGCGTGCGATCTCGGGTGCGACAGAAGCCGACCACGACCGCGCCAGGATCTGCTTCGTCTCCGGCTGAAGGTTCGCCCGCGAGAGGGTGTTGACGTCCTTCTCCAGCGGGGTGCGCACCCGGGAGAGAGCGACCTGCTTCGCCTGAAGCTCGGAAATGGAACGGCTCAGCCGTCCAGTCTGCAGGTCGGCCTGGACGATCCCCTCGCGGAACGGCCGCAGCGGATCCATCTGGGTTCGCTGCCCGAAAGCGTTCGTCGTCGTCGTCGCGGCGCGGATGATGGACTGGGCGTACCGCTCCGCCGCCGACGCCATCGTGGCGAACTGCCGGTTGTTGCGCTCCGGAATGCCTGCGGCCATCGCGAACCGGCTACCCAGGTTCGCCGGAAGCTGGGCGCCGCCGTGGTTCTGGGCGCTCGCCATCGCCCGGTTGAGCTCGGTGTTGAGAGTGTTGACAGCACGCTGGGCGTTGCGCCGAAGAAGGTTCTGGTCGACGCCCAAATTGCCGAGGCCGGCCAACATCTCCTGAACGGAGAGCTGGACCTTGTCCATGTCGGTGCCGAAACTGTTGACGGCGGCGCCGCCCTGGTACTCGATTCCGACCTTGTAGACGTCTTCAGCCTCAGCCAAGATGCCACCCCCGTTCCCCGTCAGCCACGCAGAGCAGCGACCTCGTCATCCACGTAGTCGTCCTCACCCTCAGGCATCTCGATCGACTCGATACCCTTGGCGCGGTCCTGCCTGCGACGCTTTACGGCCTCGAACCACTCCTCCACCAACTCGGTGGAATGCCAGTACTTCTCCGGCGGCAACTCGTCCTCAGGGAGCTCGAACCAGCCAAGCACCCCCATCGCCGCGGTGACCGCCTCGATAAGGTCCCAGCCGGCCTTCGTCACATCCCCGTCGGGGTAGAGGGAACTGATTCCTCCGCCGCGCTTCGCTGCTCCGACGACCCGGAGGAAGCCGACGGAGCGTCCGAGTTTCCCGCTTCACGCGGTGTCATCTCGCCGTCCAGCACGCGCAACGCCTTCACGACAACCTCGTCCGGGAGGGTGTTCACCTCCTCGCGCCCTTCACACAGGCGCTCACCCACGACAAGCGTCTCCATCAGCGGATCGCCGTCCTCGTCAAACGACACCGTGCACTCGTGCAGCGAATACCACAGCTCGCTCTGACGCTTCGCCTCGTAGAACGCGGTGTTGCCGAGCATCTCCCGCCACGCAACCAGGTACGCCTTCTCCAGCTCGTCCCTGGACTGCTTCTTCAGGTCCTGGAGCTCGTCTCGCATGAACCGCTGGTGCAGGACGCTCACGGCCTTCTCGTACTCCACGACGAGATCCAGCAGCACCTTCTGCTCCTGCTCCGACGTCCGCCCGTCATCTGCGACAGGGGCGCGATCCAGGATCTCCAGGCGCTCCTTCCACTTCTCGTCCGCACGGACCTCGTCGTCCGCCCTGACGAGAAGCTCGCCAGCCTTGCGCTGCAGCAGCGACTCCTGCAGGTCGCGATCCGTCGACTCGTTCAGGACCACCTGGACCTGCACCTGCTGGTCCTCGTCCCGGTCGAACGCCACCATCCGCAGCGCGCGCGCGTGCCGGGCGTCCTTCAGCGCCTCATCCTTCTCGAAGGCGTTCAGCTTGCCGACCCACACGACGACGTCGTCGCCAAGTCGCAGAACCTCGCCCCGCTGGAACAACCTCTGGATGCGCTGCAACGTCTTGGCCATCAGGCCCTCCCAATCCCGGTACTGCCCCAGTCCAAAGAACAGAGGCCGGTCGAGGCCCCTCTTCACGAGGAGCACTCGACCGGCCTCTGGGTGGCCCTCCCGCTGAACAAGCGGGACGAGCGGATCAGTCGTCGGTGTAGACGAACTCCGAGTCGTCGCTCGCGACCGAGGTGCCGGCCGCGGTCGTCACGGTGACGTCGACCGTGCCCGTGCCCGCCGGGGCGATGGCCGTGATCTGGCGGTGGTTGTCCACCGTGTACGACGTCGCCGGGACCGCACCGAACGCCACAGCCGTCACGCCGACAAAGTTCGCACCCGTGATGACGACCTCCGCACCGCCGGCCTCGTCGTCGGTCGCCGGGTCAAGACCCGTCACGACCGGGTCGCCCAGGTCGCGGTGGATGGTCAGGGCGCCCGTGTCGGACTCCCACTCCAGCGACAGCGTGACGTTCTGCTCGACTCGCGGGGCGTAACCAGGCAGAGAGAACCGAACGTCCGGCACGTGGAACCGCTTGAGCGTGGTCCCACCGGACTCCGCGTCCTTGATGATGATGTCCAGCGGAAGCAGTGCCGCCAGGTCCGGGCCGATCGCAGCCGTCGTCGAGGAGACACCCGTGATCTTGCGGAGCTTCGAGTACAGGTCCGGGACGTCACGCGGAAGGATCCCGATCGTGCCGTTCACCGTCGGGACGTCGAAGTCACGCGAGACTGCGTTCGGGTTGCCGAACTCGCGCTCTTCCTCCTGCGTCACCCGCCACTCCAGCGTCACATCCTGGACACCCGTGAGCTTGTTCGCCGCCGAGGCCGCCGGGTCCTCCGGGTCATAGCCACCGACGTAGATGTCGATGTCCTTGCCCTTGACGGCCGCCGGCTTCAGCGTCGCCGGAGTGTGGATCTCCTGCGGGTACGTGATCGTGTCCGGCGAGTGGTACATCACGCGAATCGTGTCGGTCACCGGGACCGCCTCAGTCACCGTCACCGTCGCGATGGCCGCGTCAGCGGTGATGGTGCCGTAGGTCACCGTGAAGTCAGGGCCCTCGGTGAGTCGCTTCGTCCCAACCGTCACGGCCAGAATGCGCCGCGTGCCGTTCGAGTCCGTGTACGGGTAGCCCGGGTGCGTCGTGACGACCGTCTGGCCGGGCGTGTTCGTACCCGTGTACTGGTCGACGTACACCGCGCCGGGGCAGTAGTAGATCGAGTCGCCGCGCAGTGTGAACGTCTCGGTCGCGTTCTCGCGCAGACCAAAACGGTACGAAGCGCTCTCGATCATCAGCGCCGGGATCGCGACACCGTTCGCCGCAACGTACGGGTTCGCGAGCTTCTTGCCCGGCTTGAAGTTCTGCGCGATGTTGAGCGACTTGGCGGCAGCCAGGTCGATGCCGTTCGTCAGCACATCAGCCGTGGTCGCGTCCACGAGCATCTGCTCGGTGTCCGTGGAGACGTCGAACGACTCCAGTGTGAACGTCAGCTCGGGCGTGTCGTAGACGGTCGCAACCGACTCGTAGTTGCCGAGCTCGTAGATCTTCTCCTTGGGGATGTTCAGCGTCCCAGGGCCGCCGGACTGCAGACGCTCGATGAGCGCCTGGCCGTTCCCGGCGGTAATCATGGATCCGGCCTTGATCGCCACTAGATCGCCCTCCTAGATGAGTCCAAGGGGCGCAGCGTCTAGTGGCCCCATCAGAGGCATCACTCGACAGTGCCAACATCTCTGCGGGCGCAGGAATCGCTGGACCTGGACCTCGTGCGCCGCCAGAGGCACCATGAGCACATGCCGACGATCGACAACCCCTACGCCACCCAGGAAGAGGTGTACGCCTGGGGCATGGGCCGGGCGATGGACTGGCTGCACGAGCCCGACCAGATCGCCTGGGACTACCGGACCTGCACCGGGTGGGGCGTTGAGGCTGGCATCGCCTGCCCGGAGGCGCTTCAGCCGACCTGGAACGGTCGGGATGTGCACCAAGCCCTCTGGGTCGCTCGCCAGAAGGTGGTGACCCGCATCGTCAACCTGCGCCACGACCGCGAAATGATCAACTTGCTCCGCCGCGCCCCACTTGCACTGAAGGATCTGATGGCCACCGGGCCTAAAGGCGCCGACCCCTGGCTGGGCGGCCTTGACCCCGTCGATCTGCCCTGGCGGATGGGCTGGTTGATCGACGGGACATGGATCCCCATCCTCCGGGAGGCAGCGGAGGTCCTGAAGGGCCTGAAGTTCATCCCCAGCCTGCCAGAGGGCGAGCTAGGGACCGCAAGGATGGAGACCATGACCCACGCCCAAGTGGACCAACTGCGGGGCAAGAAGCTCCAGGCGTGGGTCACCCTCTATCGAGCCGCCTACGCACAGTCCTGCGCCGACCTCACCAAGGCCATCGAGCTAGGTGTTGTCAAGGATGCCGTTCATGAGGCCCTCGTATGACGTCGGAGCCTTCAGCCCGAACTGCTGCGTGAACGCTGCACGGAGCAGCTGCAGCGGCCGGTTCGTGCGCCGGAACTGCTCCCACGCCTTCGTGTAGTAGTCCGACTTCGGGATGGCCCTGCCGATGCGCGCCTCGGTCGACATCCCCGGGTGCTTGCGCCTGACCTCGGAGAGCGTGCCCTCCATCGTCGACAGGGGTTGGAACTTCTGCCCCGACCCCTTGCCGTGCGGCGAGTACGGGGACGACGCTAGGGCGTAACGTCCCGTGCGTCCCTGTGCCCACCCGCCTGACAGCTTCGACCCCCAGACGCCGTGGATGAGACGGCCGACGTGAACCCGCGAGCCCTCCTCGATCTGGCGCCAGTACTTGGCCTGCGAGTTGTCAAGGAACCCCGGCACGCCCACGTAGAGCGCGTCCTTCGACCCCGGGATGAACATGTTCCGCTCATCCGTCAGCGCTGCCTTCAGACGGTTCGTCGCAACCCACCCCCGCCGGCGGGTCTTCTCGAACTCCGACACCGCAAGGTCGTTAATCTCGTTCGCCATCGCCTCGTAGTAGCGCGACAGGAACGCCAAGATCCGCGGCCACTGGTCGGCTGACGCCCGCTCGTTCAAAGCGCCGAACACACCGCTGTTCGAGGTGGATCGCACCCACACCGTCAGGAACAAGCCCGTGTCGGAGATCGGGATCCGCCGGATCAACCGCGGCGGGGTGGCCATCAGGTCTCCTGGTTGCGGAGCTGGGACGAGATGTCCGCAAGCATCTCCAGCACATCATCGGACACCCACACGCCCTGCGTGGCCCCACGTATCGCATCAAGCATGAAGTCCTGGTACGCCGCAGTCGACGTCAACACCTTCTGGCGCAGATCCTGGTAGGCGGCATCACGGCTGCCGGCCGGCAGGAGCGGGACGATCTCGCGCTCCACATGCCCAAGGATGGCTGCCACGACGCGCCTGCGCTGCCGGACGACCGCCGCAGCCATCGGGTCCTCAGTCATCGCGCACGCTCCCGCTTCTCGCGCCCATCCAAGGAGTGATGTGTGTAGATCCACACGACGTCGTCGACCGAGTTGATGTGCGGCTCGGGCATGGGGCCGCACAGGCAGTCCGGGTGGAAGTCATGCGTGATCGCGTCGCCCACCGGGCGGACGTGGACCTCCAAGTCGGCCAGCTCCGCGTCGACCCGCCAGCCAGCGGCCCGCTTCGCTCGTGCGCTCACGACGCCTCCTCATCCCACATGCCCACCACGGCCGGCCGCTCGCCGCAGTAACCACAGCGACCCATGCGCGTCATCGCCAGGGTCGGCCAGTCCCGACAGCACCGAGCGCGCAGAATTACCAGCGGGCGGACGATCTCCTCCAACACAGAAGCCATCAGTCGTCGCTCCCTGGAAAGTCGATCTGCAGCGTCCCGTCGACCACGAACCACGTACGCCGCTCACCCTCGGCCTGACGCATCGCGACATCCGTGAACTCGACCAGGTAACCCGGCAGTGCTGCGCCCTGAGGATCCACCGGGCGCAGATAACGAGTCCCGCCGAACAGACCCGTCAGACGATCCTTGACCTCGCCCGCCAGCATGTCGCCCACAGACTCACGCTCGGCCACGACATCCACGAAGAACACACGCTCCGTGCGCAGCAACCCGCCGCCAAGCTGAAGAGGGCGAACATCCGGCTCGTCGCCGAACGACACGTAGATCGTGTTCTCGCCAGTCGTCTCCATGTCCGACGGCTTCGGGGCACGCTCCTTCATCTCGAAGGCACCAGCCGCAGGAACAGCCGAACCATCCAGCCAGCCGTACTCGCCGAGGAACGTACGCAACTCATCACGGAACGACTGCTGGATGTAGCGACGTGCGAAACGAATCACTGGTCGACCTCATCCCAGTAGTCGCCCCAGATCATGCGGTCATGCCAATCGCACACGAGGGACCAATGAATGCCGAGCGCGTGAAGGATCTCATCCACCCAGCACGCGAACATGCGCGGGCCGGGGCAGCAACGAAGCATCACTGTGCATCCTCCGTAGACACCTCAATGGTCCAAACCCCGACCGTGTCGAGGTTGACCTGCTGGAAGATCCTGCGGAAGTAGAACCGCACCGGCTTGTCATCCGTGGCGCTGGCCCAGATGTTCACGTAGTCGAAACCCTCGACCTGCTCGTACTCCTCATCGAGAAGCGTGATGCGCAGAGCGGCCGGGCTCGTCGTCGTGAAGTTCTGCTCCTCCTGGCCGGGGCGCAGCCACTCGATGGCGCACAGGACCCGGCTCCGGATCGGCTCGACCGGGTCCACCTCCTGGGTAGGATCCAGCGGGATGCCGTCGTCGTCGATTCCTGCGCCCGCAGGAATCTCCTCGCGCACGAACTCAGGGCGGCGCTCAGGGTCATTCGGGAGCGCCATCCGCATCGGCAGGCGGAACCCCTCGCGGACGGCGGCGGCGTCGAAGCCGGAAATCGCCGTGGCCATCACCAGCCCCCGAGGGCCGTCTCATAGGACGCGAAGCCGCCGATAGCGGCCAGGCCCCGCGCAGAGTACGCATCCATCTGGTACACCGGGGTCCCCCGGCCGTACCGCGCCTGCTCGATGAGCCCGTCACGGCGACGCTCAAGCTGCTTCAACAGCTCGGTCTGCGCGTACGAGTTCTGCTTCGTCAGGTACTCCACCGGGCCAGCCTTGTAGCGCGACTCTGCGCCCGCGGTGAGGATCTGGTTGCGGAGGGTCTTGATGCCGGCGTACAGAACCACAAGGGCCGCACCCGCCGCCGACAGATCCGGAGTGACGGCTTCCAGGTCCACGTCCAGCGTCATCGTCTGGAAGAACCCGTCGAGCTGAGCCTCACCGAACGCGTCCATCAGGAGCCCGGTGATCGCCGCATCGGTGGCATTCGGGAACGCCGCGTCGAAATCACCAAGGGCAGACACCTCGCGCTTGTAGGCGCCCACCAGGTCGCTGACGTCTGTCATGTCCCCTCCACTCGACCTACGGCGAGGGCCCACCGGCCGGATTCCCCCAGCACGACCGGTGGGCCCTCAGCCCCTCAGTCGACGCCGTGGCCCGTGGTCTGCTTGAGGAAGTTCTCCGCGACGTGCTTCTCCAGAAACTCCTTCTGAGCGGTCGTCACCGCCTCAGCGTTCTCGCCGGCCAGATCCAGCAGCCGGCGGGCGTTCACCTCGTTGAGCTTCTTCACTGCGGAGTGGAACGCCATACCGCTCTTCGCGAACAGCGCGACCAGGTCCTCGTTGTTCAGAGCCTGCTCGGAGTCATGATCCGGAACGCGCTCGTCGACCTCATCCGGGGTCAGGCTCACCGGCTTGAGGATGCCATTGCGGAACGGGTCCTGCTCCGGGAACGCGTACTTGGCGCTCACCGCCTCGCGCTCACGCGGGTGGACACGGAACCGGAAGCCCGACGGGCCTTTGAGTCGCTTCGGCTTCTCGTTGCCGACGTGGTCCACGGTCAGCACCCACACGCCGCCCGGGATCGTCTTCTCCCAGGTCTCCGGGGAAAGGGTCTCGCTCATCTGCTCCTCCAGGGTGGATCTCTGTTCCCAGCACCGCACTCGGTGCTACACGAACAGACATCGACTCCGGATCAGCCGGCCGACCAGAGAGTGCTCGGGCTGGCGCTCGGCGTGCCCGTCCACTCAGCACGGTCAGTGTCGCCATCGAAATATGAACCGCCACTTGATCCGACTTCGATGGTGAGGCGGTCGAGATATCCGGCGATGTCATCGGCGTTGCCGGCGGCATCCATGAAATCGAGGTAGAGACGATTCCACACTCCGTTCGGCGTAAGTGTGATCGTGTACCGCTGACGCGATGCAAGCAACGCAGGAGTGGAAGCCACTGCGCGCTGAGTAGTCCCGCCATCGAAAAGCATGACGCGCAACGTCACTCCCCCCAGCATGAGCGGGCCACGAGCGGCATCCACGCCTATCGTCATGGGCACACCCGTAGGAAATGCTCCCACCGAACCGAGAGCGTTCTGTGACTGAATTCCTGAACGCGCCGACCCTGTCGACGTTCTCCGCAGGACGGCACCGAAACCGCCTTCCCACGTGCCCCAAGCTGGGGCCGACAGGATCGACAACCACCCCGACGCGGCCTGCAGGCGCGGCGTGGGCTGAAGATTCGTCCGCACGCGCGCAAGGCGGTCCTGGCCGAGATACGCCGCCTGCACCCACTGCCCATCAACATAGACACGGGCAGCATCAAGCAACGTCGTCACGGGATCACCAAGTACAAGGTGTTGTCGTCATACGACCCCAGCGCGTCGTACGCGGCCTGCGTGCCCTTCCAGATCGTCACCATCGAATCCGCAGCAACAACCGCCTCATCGCGGGCCGCCTCAGCCCCATTCCGGGCAACAAGCGCAACATCACGCGCCGACTCCGCCAACACCTGCGCCGTCTCAGCCCGGTACGCAGTCTCAGCCGTGGCCATGCTGCCACCCGGCTGAACACGAAGCTCCGTCTCCTCATCCGCCACCGCGTAGATGCGGCCGGACGCGAGACCGATCGACACCAGGCCGCCGCCCTCGATCAGGACACCGTTCTCATCCGAGACATCAGAGCCACCGACGTAGATGTCCGCCTCGCCCAGGTTCTGCAGAAGCAGAGACCCATGCCCCAGCAGGACCGGCTCCGTGCCAACCACGACAAGCGCCATGATTCCTCCTTGTGTCAAGGAAAGAGATCGACACACAACGGCGGCCCCGCCTCCGAAGAGGCAGGGCCGCCGTTGTGGCTCAGGACGCGACTCAGGCGACCTTGATCCGCCGGACGTACTGAGGCCGGTAGACGCTGACACCGACATCCCTGCGCTGCAGGTGGTGGAAGTGCGCGGTCTCGTTCTCGCTCCACGCACGCATCTTCGGGCTGCCGTAGCTCACGAAGCGACCGAAGTCACCACCGAGCACGAAGACCTCGTCCTCGGGGATGTAGGGCAGGCCCTCGTCGTCCACGTAGTTCGTGATGCGGACGATGTTCGCGGCGCGGTACACGCCGAGACGACCCCGCTTGCGGATCTCCTCCAGCGCCTCGGGTGCGAACCCAGGGAAATCGGAGATCTGGTCGATGGCCGCAGCGCGACCCACGATGGACAGCGGCAGCGAGAAGTCCGCGTTGCTGGCCGGCGGGTTGTCAGCGACCTCCGACAGCAGCGGGTTCAGCACCTGCGGCGTGAGGCCCGTCGCCGACGCGTCCTCGTAGTACGGCGAAGAGACCGAGATGGCCTCCTGCAGCACCGAGAACACACGACGGTTGATCTCTGCCGTCTCGCGCTGGCCCGCGTAGGCGACGAGCTTCTCGACCGTGGCCGCGTAGTCGTTCTCCCAGTTGTCCTCGAACTCCGACACGTGCCAGCCGAGGGTCTCCCGGGGGAGCTCCCACTGCTCAGTCCGGAGCTGCGACTGGTCGATCTGACCGTTGCGGGCGGTCCAGAAGACCTTCATGCCGCGGGTCTCCTCCAGGACGATGCGCTCGTCGGAGGCGACGTTCTGGGTGGGCATGTAGGACGAGACGATGTTCTCGTTCTTGAAACCCCAGTCGATCCGCTCGGCGATGAGAGCAGCCTGCTCCCGGTGCCACTTCGGGTCGCCCCAGTTCTCCTTGGCCTCCGCGTTCAGCGCATCAGCCGCAGCCTTGTAATCGCGCGCCTTGTCAGCGCTGGCGAACTCACGTCGGGGGGCGTTTCGCAGCACCCGCGACAGGATCTGAACACTCATCTGTCTTCTCCTCCTCGGGATCAGCGAACGACTGCCTCGACGTACCCCTTGGCCGCGTCCACGATCGTGACGCGGAGGGCACCCTGGCTGTCAGTGGTGGTGCGGGTCCATGCGGTACCCGTCCACTTCAGGAGGTCGCCAGCGACGACACTCGTGAGGTCGACGACCGTCCGACCGGTGACCTCGCGGCCATCCGAGCGGGTCCCGCCCGTGGTGTTCTTGAGCCACACCTTCAGGCCCTGGCCGGTGTAGATCGCCGTCGGCTTGCCGTTGAGGGCCCGGCCGCGACCGAAGGAGTCGACGATCGGAGCGTTGAAGTACGACTCCGTCCAGCCCTCCTCCTGAATCAGCAGACCCGTGTAGCCGCCCTCGAACCGAGCGTTCTCGGGTGCCTTCTTCAGGAAGCCCGGGTTCGCCGTGTCGTGGGTGACGAGGTCGCCGATGTAGAACTCGCCTGCCGCGGGCACCTTCTGGCGCCCCTCCTTGACGGACGGCTCGTCCCGGCGGAAGCCGAAGTTCAGGCCGTAGTCGCTCACTGCGCACCCCCACGGGTCAGCTCGAAGAACTTGGAACCCTCGACCTTGTGCGGCGTGACGCCGTCCATCGAGGTCTGCGCGGCCGCCTGCTCCGCGGGCGTCGCCGGCTTGCCAGCGACCGCCGCGAGCTCGGCGACCAGGTTGTCGAAGTCGGCCTGAGCCATCTCCGCCCAGCGCTGCTTGCGCTCGTCGGTGAAGAACTCGTCCTTGACATGCGTGGCGACCTCGCGAACCTTGTCCGCACGCGCCGTGAGGCGCTCCGCCACCTCGGCCTTGGCCGTCTCCGCCGTCTTGTAGTCGGCGAACTCCTGCTCAGCCTTCTCAGCCTTGGCGACCTCGACATCCAGTCGCGTCTCCAGGTCGGCCTTCTCGGTCTCCAGGCCCGTGACCTTCGCCTTCAGGCTCGCGATCTCCGCGTCCCGGGAGGCGGTCTCGGTCGCCACGCGGTCCGCCAGGATCGCGAGGTGCTCCGCCTCGGTGAAGGTGCGGTCCTCGGCCACCTCCCGCGCCGGCGCCGCTTCCGCCGTCTCTCGCGGGATGAGCTGCTCACGAACTGCCATGAGCCATTCCTCCTCGTGTCGTGAAGTTCAGGCCCCTGGGCCTTCACGAGGAGTCACTCGACGGGGGTTCTGGAGAACTACAACGGGGGCTGCCGTTGTGCCGACAGCCCCCGTGAGGATCAGAGAAGTTCGAGGTCAGAGAACCCGCGTTCGTCGTGATTGCCAATGAGCAGCGTCGTTGTTCCGGGTGTGGAGTAGATCGCAGACTGGTCGGTGAAGAACTTGCTTCCGCCGTCCGCGGTGGCTGCCTGGATCCTGTGGATCGCGCCAAGGTCGACCACGTTCTGCGAGTGCCGGTGCGCTGTCAGCCAGACCCTTGGGGCGACCCCCCGCGTGGCTGCGAGATTGGCGGTCTGCTTCAGAAGCCAGGCGTCCTCCCCGCCCTTGATCTTATGCCCGTGGGCCGCGGCAGTCGGAACACCTGAGAGCTCCAGCGTCGTGATCATGTTCTCACCGGGCTCATGCCAGCGGACGTGCGGGAGCTTGGGACCAACAATCCTGTCACGCAGGAGGCGAATCAACAGGTTCTGCACGTTGTCCGCGTCGTTCGTGATGTTCGTCTTCGTTCCCCGGCGTGCGAGCTGACCGTGGTTGCAGAGAACCGCGAAGACGTCTGCCTCAGACGCCAGCGGAAGAAGTTCCTCGCAGACCCACACCATCAGGTCGAGGCCGCGCAGGATCTGGTCCGTGAGGTTGAGAGTCACGGAGTGCGCCTGGTTCTCGTAGCTGTCAGCGATGTTCTCCGTGATGTCACCCATCATGCCCAAGGCGACACCGTTGATGTTCCGACCGACCCGACGCAGGTTCTTGATCCGCGCGCGCGACAGCTCAACGGCACGCTCCACCCGCCACTGAGTCTGCTCAACGCCCGTCAGGCCGTGCTCCGCGTCGCAGGGGCGGATTGTGTCCTTCCCGAGCTGCCAGTCGGCGAGGAGGGCCGAGTACGTCGCTGGCTCACCGAGGCCCGTGCCCGGGGTTCGTCGGGGTGTGAGCCGGCGCTGGCGAAGTTGCTCAGCCAGGGCTGCGACGACCTCCTCCGTGCGGGCCTCCAGGTCGCTGATCCGCTGGAACCTGGCCCGGTACGAGTACAGGGTGATCGTGTCCCGGTCACCGTTCTCCAGGCGCTTGGACTGCTGCCAGGCGGAGAAGCGAACGGTGTCCTCGACGATGCGGTAGTCCTGGGGGTTCAGGCCGGCGAGCTCGTAGATCTTCGCGAACGCACCCTCATACTCGTCAGGGCGGACAGGCTTCTGCGTCACCAGGCCGGTGAACTCACCACCGTGAGGCGAGGCGTCCACGACGAGCCTTGGCTCCGCTGCCGCCGTCCGCTCGGCCGCCATGTCGTCTGCGGCGTCAGCGATCCCCACTGCAGCAGTCCCCCCGGCGGTGCCGCCCGATGATCTGGTGGTTCAGCGGCGACCCGCCCGGCGAGAGGTACCCATTCTGGGCAAGAGCCTGCGAGATGACCTTGTTGGTGAAGATCTTGGGATCCCGGCCGAGGAGATCCTGGATATCACGCTGATCCTGCTCGGGCATCTTCTGGATGAGCTGACCAAGGGTGCACGGCCGGCGCTGGTAATGCCCTCGGGCGCCCGCCTCTGCGGCTTCGATGAGTCCCACGATATTGCTCCCTAACTCAGCGCTTGGCCCACTGCAGGATCGCAGCGACCATTGCGACGGCGTCCCCATCGGACAGGCCGTCCACGTTCAGGTCGGCAGCCTCAAGCTGCCGCTCAGCACTCTGGACGAGGCCGGTGATGTTGGCGTTCGACCACCCGGGTCGCTGCGGGGGGACGATGACCGCGGCCCCCTGGAACACGGGGTTGACGAACCGGCGGTACGACGAACGCTCACGCACGTGCTCACAGGCCCGCTCGGTGCGATTCGCGGCGTCCGCGTACTCCATGACCTGACCGCACCCGTTGGGCCCGCGGCACTCGATCTTCTCCGCGACGCACTCCATCGAGAACCAGGCACGACCCTCATCGATGTACTTGCGCAGCATGTTCGCGCGCTCAGGGTTGAGGTAGGACCAGAAGCGAGCACCGGTCTGGATGTGAGGTCCCGCGTTCTGGTTCGCCGCCTGCTCGGCAGACACCATCACCGGGTCCACCAGGGCGCCGACGATCTCCTTCGCGTCATGACCCCAGTTCAACGGGCCGTGCGCAACGGTCGGCAGACCGAACTCCAGGTCCTTCTGCGTCCAGAACGCGCCGTTCAGGTTGGCCGACTCCGCCTCGACGAGGCGACCCCGGAAGTCCAGGGTCCACTTCGACGCGGCCTCCACGGCAGCCTCGACCGGCGTCGACACGATGACGCGACCCTCGGCCTCCAGCGCGAACGCCAGATCCTCCGGCGCGGTTTCTGCTACAGCAGGAATCGCGGCAGCACGCACTGCACGCGGCCGGGCGTACTGCGCACGGAACTGGTTCCGGAGATCCGCCACCGAGCTTGTCACTTACCTGCACCCCCCGTGGACGGCGCCCCCGTGGACGTCCGCTGCTTGACTGCACCCTGAGCCGACTGCTTCGGTGACCCGCCCCCCTGCGGCCGGCCACCCTGAGGGGTAGCCCCTCCCCCACTGCCATCGCCTCCGGCAGCGCTGAACGGTACGGCGGTCTGGAAGATGTCGTCGTAGATCTCGGCCTCGCGCTCCATGCGCTGCGCCTCGACGGCCTGGTCGAACCCGAAGAACTCCAGGTACGACTCGCGCGACAGGTCACGGGAGTTCCGCGCCTGGATGATGGCCGACAGGATCACCGTGTCGCTGTCGAGCTGGACGTTGCGCGGCATGAAGGCCAAGCTGGGCACGTTGGTGTACTTGCTCAGCGCCTGCTCGTTGCGCTCCCAGATCGCCTTCGCGAGATGCTTCTCGGTCGCGCGGCGCAGCATGTGACGCTCGGACTCCAGGCGGCGCGCGATCATCCGAGATGTCGTGCCGGCTGTCTGGTCACCCCGGGCGCCGGTGTCGACCTGCGGGATCCCCAGTAGGCGCGCTGCGATGCGGCTGTCCAGCAGGTCGTACTTCTTCGGGTCCAGCGTCGTGTCGAGCTTCGGCGCGACGATCTCAATGCTCAGCCGATGGTCGGAGACGATCACCGGCAGCTTCGCCAGCACCTGGAAGTTGTCCCGAAGGTTGTCAATCTCCTCAGGCAGGCCCGGATGGTCGTCGGAACCCTTCTTCACCAGCAGGAGATAGTTCGCCGCACCGACGAGCATGACCCGGTCGGAGTCCATGAGCTGCGCCTTGAGGTCCAGGTGACGGAAGGCACTCTTCATGCGCAGGTCAGGGAACCCCTCGTAAGAGGAGCGAGTCAACGAGTGACGCCACACCGCCTGAGGGTTGAACTCCATGAGCTTGCGAGGATCAATGCCGAGGCTGCCCATCCAGGCCTCTTCGTCCTTCGACGGCTGGTAGCGACCAATGAAGAGCTGGGCAATCGTCTCGTCGCGGGCAGCGTACGGGTTCGCCTCGCCCTTCTCCCACGCCTCGATCGTCGCGTCCGTGGCGTGCCACGCGAGACGGTCCTCGCCAAACACCCGGTTGCCGACCGGCACGACCTTCGTCGGATCCAGCAGGACGATCTTCGTGGGCACGTTCAGCGTGAACGACGACCGCGACGGGTAGGTGCGCGGCGAGCCGTCCTTGTTCTTCTTGCCTGAGGGCCGGCGGACGTTGGGCTGGATCTCCTTGCGCCCCCACCACAGGGCGGTCACGACCTGGCTGTACGTGAACAGCTCACGGTGGGCCATGCGGAAGTAGTTGTCCAGGTCCAGGTCCTCGGCAACCTTGTTCATGATCGCGGAGGCGATCTCATCCGAGGACTCCCACGCGGACCCCTGGAAGATCAGGCCTTCCGTGACGTCAGCGGTCGCAGAGACCACGTCATCGTCAACCACCGCGCGCTTCGCGGTCTTCATCATGTCGTACGGGTTCTCCGACGAGACATACTTCGTCCGGCTGAAGAGTGTCGGCTTGCCCTTCTGGGCGCGCTGTTCCTGCGTCCACTGAGAGAGCTGGCCTGCGAGCTCGCGCACGGTGGAAGCCACCAGGCGGTTCGGCAGGCCGGACAGGTTCTCGGCGGCGACCTCGACGAAGCCCGTGTCAATGCTGTGCACACTCATCGCGACATCTCCAAGTCCTGCCGAAGCACCTCAACTATGCGGCTAGCCGTCTTGAACTGACGGTCAAGTTCATCCAGGTACACCTGCACCTGCATCGTCCGGATACGCCAGAACTGCTTGTCGTAACTCTCGGCGCGGTGGAGTAGCACAGCCAGTTCGCTGAGGCGGGCGGTGTACGCCATGCAGTACCGCATGACCTCGTCCGGCTGCAGCATGAAGAAACCGCGGACGGCCTCTGCGATCCGATCGAGTTCGTCCTCGATCTGATTCCGGGTGCCCAGGCCGTAGTTCAGAACCGCCAGGCCAGTGTTGGCCGTGGCGCCCTGAGTCGGCGTGAAGGCCGGGGGCGGAGTCGGATCCGCCGCAGCGGCCGGGACGTCGCGCCGGAACGGGTTGCCCGCAGAGACGGTGGCGGTCGGCATGCAACTACCACTCGAACCTCAGCGCACAGAACGTGCCGACGAAGCCAGAACGAAGCGAAACGAACGTCAGAAGACGAACCGATCAAGCACCGGAGCCTGCTTCGGGGTAGCGTTGAGGATCTCCTCGATGGCCATGAGGTCCTTGGCTGCCGCGTACATGCGCGCGCCGTCAAGGGTGTGGAGGGCGCCAGAGCCGTACTTTCGCTTCACGCCGTCCTGGTCTGGTGCGGTCTTGACGATGTACGAAGTCGCCCCGCCCCACTCCTGCAGCAGCTCTTCGTCTCGTGGCAGCTCCAGCTTCTTCTGGTCAACCCACTTGCGAAGAATGTCCGTGGCGTAATCTTTGATGTTTCGCTTGATGACCAGGTCTTCTTGCTTCTCCCCAGCCTTCATTTCCCTGTCCTCAAACCCAACGGCCCGGTTCTCGCTGAAGTTGTAGCCCGCCACTCGCTCGGCGATCTCCTTGACCTCCTGCAACTCCTGGAACAGCGGGAGGCCCACGCCCGTGCGGTCCATGCCGAACCGACGCAACTTCGCTCCGTACACAGAGAACAGATGCCGGATAACGGCCACCTGATCCTTGGCTGAGACGCGCACGAGCTGGACGCGCGTCAGTAGGCGGTCCACGCCAGCCTTCGTAGTGCCGAAGATGAGGATCTCGGTGGGGTCATTGGTGAAGCCGATGTCAGCCCCACCCCAGTAAGAGATGTACTCATCACGCAGGTGCGACACAGGAATGTCCACCAGCGCCTCGATCGAACTGACGCGCGCAACTAGACTGTCAGCGATCTTGATCCTGGTGTAGACCTGCTCGTTGTACTCCAGAGCCCACTCGGACTCTCGCTGACGCACGCAGGCCATGAGTCGCGCCATGACGAACAGCGAGTTGCCCGCATCGGCTGGCAGCCCAAGGACGTTGCGCTGATAGTCAGGATGGTTCTCGTCACTGCCGTACTGGCGGATCTTGGTTTCGCGCTCTTCATCGTTCCATGTGGGACGGTGCGCGGCGATGTAGTGGTGAACCCGCCAGTCGGGGCCCTCGATCTCCTCGGCATGATTCTTCTTCTGCGTCAGCCGATAATGAAGGTCCTGCCCGACGCCCTTTGTCACGCCGTGCATCCACCACTTCATGCCCGGGGCGTGGGTCTTGATGGTCTCCACCATCTCCATGTAGGTCGCGACAGGGATGTCCTGGACCTCGTCGACCTCAATGCGCACAGGGTGCGGTCCCTTGACGCTGTTCGGGTTGGACCCGAGGCGCGTGATCATCACGGCACCGTTCTTCAGCGAAAGCTGCCAGTGCGGGGCCCGCTTGAGTCCTGCCGTGGGCCCCGCAGCTCGCATCTCTCGCATCAGGCGGTATGCGTCGAATGCCTCCTCCACCTTCGCCATCAACAGATCAAGGTGATCCTGCTGAGGCGCGACGAACAGCATCTCCTGACGCGGGGCCTGAAACGCGAACGCCATCGCACGCCACGCCACGGACCAACTCTTGCCCAGCTGCCGGCTGGTTGCTGAGATCTGGTACTTGCCGTCTGCATGCATCCACGGCCACTGGAAGTCCCACAGGCGTGCTGGCTCAGGGCCGTCGCCTTCATTGTTCACGCCGATGAACTCATAGATGTCCACGCCGGTGGGGTCGTTCAGGATCCCCCAGAGGTAGAGCTCTTCCTGGCTGAGGTTGGCGAGAGCGGTCACTCTGCAGCCTCTCGACCCTGCTTTGTCGGATATGCAAGCACTCCCCGCGCAGTGGTGCTGAAGCCGTTCGGTGCGTTCGGCGTCTTGGGCCGCGGATTGCGACGATGATCACGCTCTACCGAGCTGTACGCCTGCAGGGAGCGGAGCGGGGTCAGCAGCGCATCGATCGCCTCATGAACCACCAGAACCCGGTACTCATGGAAGTAGCCCGGATCAACGTGAATGGCCCTAGCGATCTGCTCAAGGGTGTCCTTGGTCAGCGGGCGGCGTCCATTGCGCAGCCTGAACATGGTCCCCGGATTCATGCCAGCCAAGGCGGCGACCGTGGCCGGCGGCTGATCCGTCGCCTCAGCCAGAGCCTCCCTGAACGGCTTCTGCGAACGCCGCGGGTAGACCACGTCCACGACGTCCTGCATGGACCCTGACGGCTGCTGAGCCCTCCTGCCGCCCGCGAGCTTGACGCCCTGCTCTCGGGCTCGCTCGGCCTCGATCTCCGCCAGAAGGTCGGCCAGAAGCCTGTGGAAGGCTGGGGGAAAGTTGCTGAACTCGGCAGCCCAGTCGACCGCGCTCACAGCTGCCCCACCCATGACTTCTGGCCCTGCTGAAAGGCCTCGTCGACTTCACGAAATTGCGGGATGAACTTCTCGCGCACCCAGTTGACGATGTCGGCTTCTGTCTCGTAGCCGACGATGCGTCGCTCGTTCTCGTTCGAGCGGTCGAACGTCCCTACGATCGAAGTCAACTCATTGGCGAGGACGATCGCGCGGTAGATCTGATCGTTCCGGTAGGCCCCGAATTCGCGCCCTCGCTTCAGAAGATTCTGAATGTAGGCGTAGACATCACTCTGTGTGCCGTCCCGAGAGGCTCTTGAGATGCCGAGCTGCTTCTTCAGGTCAGCGATGACCTTCGCCTCAGCGAGCTTGTTCTGCCGGAGCTGGTCCTCCTCCCCGTACACCAGGAGGCGACCGTCGTACGCCTTGCCCGACGCGAGCTGGGTGGTGTACCGGTAGTCCAACAACTCATGCATGAGAAGGGCGTCAAGGTCAGCAAGGTCAGCCGACGACTCGAACTTGAACTCGTTGACGTACTTGTCGCGCTGCTGGGCGTAAAACTTCTCCTCGGCCTCGCCCTGGACCGTGATCTCCGACCCTGTCGGCTGCTTCACGATGCACGGCGGCACCTCGATCGGCTCGGAGAACTCCTTGACCTCAACGCCCTGCGCATCCTCGCGCGCAGCCTCGATGCGATTCTGCAACGTCTCCGCGTGCGGCCTACGCCCGCTGCCCCGTCCACCCATACCTACACCATGCTTGCCGGGCCCGCAAACAATCTCGCCGCCACGATTCCTGCGCTAGCACAAATCGCGTCAGTCCCCGAGGTAGGCCGCCACCGCCTGGTCTCGCGCGACCTTCGCTGCTGCCAACTCGCGGGTCGCCGCCTGCGAATACGCCGCCAGCTGCTGGATGGACCCCGTCGTCAGCACGTCCTGAAGCACCCACCCCCGCGCGCGCTTCTCCATCTCCGGCGAGATGCTGCTGCCGGGGTGGGACAAGCCGGCCATCTCAGCAGCCGCCTCAACCTCATCGATCGCTGCGCTCCACCGAGAGATCACCTGCAGGAAAGTCTTCTCATGCTCAGGGCCGCCGCGGCCAACCACCTTCGCAAGGCCCCTGTAGTAGGCCAACGTCCGCGGCCGGCTAGTGACCCTGCCTGGGATGATGAGTCGCGACGCCCAGCGAGTCATGCCACCAGACGGATCCCCCTCCTCGCTGCGCAGGACGGTGTCGATGAACTCCACACCCGACTGCAGGGTCGTCACCGCAGGGCCATCCTCCGGGACTACCAAGTCGCCCAGGATGAACGTGTAGGCAACCCCAGGCACAAGCCCCTGCATCCTCGTCAGAGGATTCGCCCGCCGCCGCAGCGCATCCAGATACTCCGACGACGACCACACCTGCGGCGCATCCGCCAACGGCTCCCACAACACCACCACGATGTCCTGATTCGCCAGGCTCAGATTCATCCAGTCACGAGCCAGGGGCGACAGCAGCTTGTCGGCCGCGTAACCCACCGCGCCCTCGAACCAGGCATCCATCTTCACCGGCGCCACCTTGATCGCTGGAGCAACCTGCCGCTCCGGCCGGGCCGCTGCAGCAACCGGCACCTGGGCTCGGGCGCCACGCAGCGTGCTGCTTGGCGGCAACTGGGCCCCCGTGGGGTGACGGAAGCGGGCTGCCATCAGTGAGCAGCCTTGATCCAGCGTGACACAGTGCGCCGCGAGACTCCGACTGCTCGCGCCGCATCCTCCGGGTGGGTGCCGTGGGCCACCAGGCGCAACGCTTCCTCCCGCTGAGGCTGCCACTTGGCCCTCTGCGTCACTCCGGACTGCCGGCCGCCCCGGGCCGATGCCTCGCGCCACTCTGCGGGAGTCCAGGCTCGGATGTACGTACGGTCCGCTCGACCATCGGTCGCAGTCGCTGTGGGCATGGCGGTCTCCTCACGCGCGCGCGCACGCGTTAACAGTTGAAGTCGATAGGGATCCCCTGATTCAGTCCCGGGGGTGACATGCTTGATGGAAGAGAACCAGGGGAGTTCAAATCGTGGTTGTCCATCAGAGACTCTGTCAACACACTACGATTCCTGCGCTAGCAGGTATCTCGTACACCCCTACCCTTCACTCTTGTGCAGCAGTAGTTAGAGAGACATGGGTGAGCTCCGACGATCACGTGGAGATCACGGGCCCCGGCGCCGCGCGCGCACCGACGCGATCTGTGCGCTAGCAGGAATCGCGTCGGCTGGACCTCCACGCGCGGCCCCTCCCATCATGGACAGATGCCGACCACTACAACCCTGAGATGCCCGACGTGCCCATACGAGGGCAGCAAGCTCGGCATGGCCAAGCACAAGTGCGAGACGCAGATTGCCCTGGCGGCAAGTCGGGAACGGGGCGCCGCCAGGCGTGCACGGATCGACACCACACCGAAGGTCTGCGCGCACGGCGGCATCCACGAACACGGCACTGCGACCATGTACCGCCGGGACGACTGCCACTGCCCGGCCTGCAGTGCCGCCTACAGGGTAGATCGGAACCTCTGGTACAGGGACAAGCGACTGAAAGGCACCGGGGGGTACCTCCCGGTGCAGCCCGTCGAGAAGCATCTGAATTCTCTAGTCACAAGTATGACTCGGCAGGACATCGCGGCACGGTCCGGCGTCTGCCTGGAGACCATCTCCAAGGTGCTCAACGGGCACCGCAAGAGCGTCACCCAGACGACCGCAGAGGCCCTCCTGGGCGTCAGGCCGGCTCCCCCCAAGCACAACGGCTACCTGCCCGCGCTGGGGATGCAGAGGCGCCTCCAGGCCCTCGTGGCGGAGGGCTGGTCCGTCCCCTACCTGGCCGACCGTCTCGGGATCAATCGGCGCGTCCTGGAAAGAGAACTCCACGGCTTCAGGACGAAGGGCTACGCGGACACCATCCGACGGGTCGACGCCCTGTACCGGGAGCTCAGCAAGCAGCAAGCGCCCCTACTCCCCTCCGGGAAGGGAAGGTGGGGGCGCGAGCGCTACCAGCAGTGGGCGCGGAAGCAGGGGTGGGTGCCTGGCGCGGCGTGGGACGACATCGACTCGCCTCGGGAGCGCCCCAAGGGCGTGGACTAGACCGGCGCGAGGCCTGTCTGGAAAGACTCCAGGACCCAGCATCGCCCGACGAACAGGAACGTCATCACGGTGCTCGTCTCTGCAGTCGTGTCCACCGTCGGCAAGCTCCCACCGGGGACGAGAACATCACCTGCGAGAGCGACAGCACGACCCCCCGTGGCATCCTGAATCAACTCGAACGTCACCCTGGGCGACCTCCAGCCAGTGTCTTCGGCCGAGGCGGACATGAAGTTGATCGTGATGTCATCTTCGAGCGGGAACAGATAGACAGTGCTTCTGTCTGGGAGGATGTTCCACCACGTAGGTCCGGGGGTCTCTGTGGCCACGTAGTAGTCGTCCAGTACCGCGCCGGCGTCATGCCAGCGGAGCGGCGCCCAGTCGCCATCCAGGCAGATGAGCGGCTCGCCCCCCGTGAAGGCAACCACGCCATCGGGCGCGGGGTGCATAGAGACTGACTCCGCGTAGGAGAAAGACTGGACGTGGTATGACATGCCTCTTGGATCGACTGGGTATGCGAGGGGCCCCGCACACTTGGTGGTGTGTGGGGCCCCTGGGCTTCGGCATTAGGTGCGGGGGTACTCGCGTCCGGGGGTGAGGCGGTCACGCGGGGGCGCGTATCCGACCTGGTCCATGAGCCACTGCCCCGCGGACGTGTTGGACACCGGGAGCGCCCCCTGCAGGAACCACCTGTCCAGGAGCCCGGTGACGACATAGGCGGAGGTCACAGTCGAGATCGCGCCGCTCAGCTCGTAGGCGGGAGCCCAGGAGTCAGCCATCAGTCCTCCCACCGAACAGCAAGGCCGCCCGTCCTGTTGTAGGTAGCCGTCTGGGCATTCGGCTGGGCAGTGATCCCGAACGCATAGCGAACCGACAAAGCGACCGGCCGAAAGGTCGCAGTGCCGCCGCACAGAGTTGTCTCGAAGTCGCCGCCTGGGAAGTCGCCCGGAGGATAGGTCACGAACACGCAAGACTGCCAGGGCGCGACGGACGGTGCCATGAGAACCCAGGGAAACACCGGCCCGATCCCGCCCGCCGCAAGCGACGACCCGGACCCGATCACATTACCGTTCACGCGAGCCGGGAGCACCACGGGCGCCGTCCACTCCATGCTGCCGCCCGCGCTGTAGGTGATCGCTCGGATGGGTGGCACATACGCGAAGTGCCCATGGCTCTGAGCACTGGTGGGCGCGCCCCCTGCCACCAGTAGCGCATCCCCATAGGGTGCACCATCATGCGTGCGGGACCGTTCCACCAGCACGTAGTTGGTGCGAATATCCGTCGTCGAGTCGTTGATGCCAGGCATGAGCGCCAGATAACCGTCGCCAGCAACGGCAATGCCGTCAAACACGGTGGTTGACTCAGTAGAGACCCCCACCCCGGACACATTCGTTTCCGGCAGGAGGATTTGGCTCATTCCCCCGGCTCCATCCGTCGCCTTCCCGATCGTCAGCCACATCGCTGGACGAGACGCCGTCGTTGCGCCGCGACCGAACTGCAGCCTGATGTACACCGGGTGTGTGGCGTGGAGCGCGTCGTCGAGAAAGTACATGGCGTATCCAGCAACGCCATTCACTGAGCCCGGCACCGTGATCGTGCTCGGGTCGATCTGACCGGTGTCCGGCGCTCTTGCCGCACCGGCTGCGTCCAGCGCCCCAAGGAATGCCCCCACCCATGCTCGGAAGGTCGCGTCGGAGGCGTTGGTGAACGAGCTGCTGAACGTGGCCTTGCCCATCAGATGCTCCCCGTCTGCACCCAGGTCAGGGTGACGTCCGTCGGGCCGCCGTCGACCCGGTAGTAGTAGGTGGTCTCGCCAGGTGCCCACGCGACATCGACCGGCCGCTCAAGGTCCACACCCGGTCCTGCGGTCGCGATCAGCAGCCCGGCCCCCGTCGCCGGGTCGTAGGCCACACCCGGGCCGCGAGCCGCGTCCGCAGCCCTGCCCGCCGCCGTGCGGTACAGGCGAACACGGGCCGCGTCCTGCACCTCAACCGCGAGGACCGTCGCCGCGGCTGCGAGCGCCACCGTCCCGTCACCGTCGGCCTCCGCGAGGGTCGTCTCCTGCACCGACGGCACACCGCCGCCACCGCCGGACGGCACGGGGTACAGCAGGCCGTCCTCGTCAATGCCAACCTCGACGAACTCGCCGTCGGGCCCCTGCAACTCAAGAACGGTTGGCCCCTCTCCAAGGCCAACGGGGCGTGCAACGCGTAGAGCGCCAGCGCCCACGGTGGCCTGGCCTGCAGCCGTGCTCTCGGCGGATCCGATCACGATCGCGCCGGGGTGGACAGCGGCAGCGTTGAGGCCCAGCGCGACCGCTCCCTGTGCGCCGCTCTGCGCACGCGCCCCCTTACCCACAACGGTGGCGCCCGTAGAGCCCTGGTTGGCCTGGGCGCCCTGGCCGACAACGACAGAGCTGGACGCCGACTGGGATGCCTGCGCCCCAGCGCCCACCACGGTTGTAGAGGCGCCAGCAGTGGCCTGCGCCCCGTGACCCACTGCGAGCGAGTCAGGACTCGCTGTCACCAGCGCGTCCTCACCCACCGCGGACCCCCGCTGGCTGCCCGCCGACACCTTGGAGCCAGGGCCGACTGCAACAGCTCCATCCGATCCCGTCCACGTCTCGGCGGCCCCACCCAGGACTCGCCCGGTGTCAGCCTCCTCAACTTCTGTCACCCTGTCGGACAGGCCCTCGACCTCGTCCTCAACCTCGCCCACACGCGTGAACATGGAGTCGGCGTTGGATCCAAGGGTGGTGATCTGCCCCTCCGCGTCACCAACCCGGCTGGCGAGCGACCCCACGTCGCTCCCCAGGTTGGAGATCGCGATGGCCTGCGAGTCGACGTCGTCTCGCAGCGCGAGGAGCGCGGCCTCGTCAGCAGGCTCCCCCGGATCGCCCTTCGGCCCAGGCTCGCCCGCGGGGCCGGTGTCTCCCTGGTCTCCCTTGGGGCCAGGCTCGCCGGGCGCACCTTCAGCACCGACCAGCGACGCGAGCCAGTCTTCCTCGGTCCCATCGAAGCCGTGCTGGAGAGCGACCTCGTAGGCACTGAGTCCGTCCTGGCCGTCATCTCCCGCTGGTCCCTGATCCCCCGCCTCGCCCCGTTCCCCCGGATCCCCCTGCAGGGACTGCAGGAACTCGACCTCAGAGCCGGTGTTTCCAGCCGCGAGCCACACCTCGTAAGCGGACGCCCCAGGCGCACCGTCAGCACCAGGAGATCCGTCGGCGCCGGGCTCACCACGCGCACCGCGGGGGCCGGCATAGACGGTAATGCCCTCGACCTCGGCAGGCTGCTCGATGAGCAGGGTGCCCCCATGGGCCCCATCGATGACGATGCCCATCAGATCTCCTCAGTCACGGTCACTTCGAGCGAAACCTCCACCGGCCCCATCGCCATGCGGATGACCTCACCGGCGGGATCCACGACTTCGAGGTCCCACTGACCAGACTTGTTGGCCTGACGCCACTCGGAGGACGCCTCCGGCAGAAGCGTGACCGTGAGCGTGTCGCCATCCAGCTCGATCTGGCCGTCAGGTCCAGCCTCGTCGGTCAGGGTGAACCACGGGTCCATGCCAGGCTTGCGTCGCGCCTGACACCGCGCCGTGTGGTCGGAGAAGTCGTAGAGCTCGGGCTCACCAGCGGGGCCGATGTTCCACTGGATCGCGAAGGTGTTGGTCGCGCCCTGGCTGATGACCCAGGTGACATCCTCGATCAGGGCCCGGCGGCCGATGGTCTGCGCCACGTGGTCACTCCTCACTCCGGCACGAGATTCCTGCGCTAGCAGCAATCGACCCCCTCACCCGGGCGCCTACCCAGGATGAGGGGGTCGATCTGGCTTGCCTAGCGAGCAAACATCACCACTCGCTGTCGGGGCCCGCCGTGAAGTCCGCATTGCCCACCGACGTCGCCAGCGACAGGAACGCCGCCAGGCCGGCAACGTTCAGCGCAGACAGCGCGTTGACATCCGTCAGCCCCGCAGTCACCCCGATCGTCTCCGCCCCCACCTGGGCAACAAGAACAGCCACGCCCGTCTGCAGGAACGTCTTCAAGGCACGTTCCGCCGCACCCTGCCAGAACTTCTTGGTCCACACCATGCAGATCATCTCCTCAGAACGTGACGCCGTGCGCCGCGAGCTTGCCGCGCGTCACAGGGCCGACCGAGCCGTCCTGCGCGATGCTGACTCGGCGCTGGAACTCCTTGACCACCTTCTCGGTGGCGGGGCCGAAGCTTCCATCCACGGAGAGCTTCGAGTAAGCAGGGAAGGCCCGGTTCAGGCCCGCCTGCAGGTTGCGCACCGCCTGGCCCGTAGAACCACGACGAAGCACCGGGGAACTCGGGCTCGGAGCCGGAGCGGGGGCCGGAGCGGGGGCGCCGGGCCGCACACCGGCGCCGATCTTCGCCCAGGTCAGCGGGCCAACCGACCCGTCCGCGACGAGGCCCACCGCAGCCTGGTACTTCTTGACGCCAGCCAGCGTCGCAGGACCGAAGGACCCATCGGTCGCCAGGCCGAGGAACGACTGCAGGAACCTGACGTCCTCACCCTTCGACCCATACGTCAGGACCCGACGTCCCGAGGAAGGGGTGGTCGGAGCGGGAGAGGGCGTAGAAACCGGACTCCCGCCGAGCGCCAGCGTGTTGATTCCCGGGATGGCCGCGTACGCCGCATTGCCGGGGCATGCTGTCGACTTGGTGTCACGGTGGCCGCCCGTGAGTGCCGCCACCTTCCACCAGCCGTTGTCTGTGCCGTGACGAAGAAGCCACGCAAGCGCCTGACGCTGCGCATCCGACGGGCCAGCCGTCTGGTAGTTGCCAACCAGGACGATGCCGACCGAGGTGCTGTTGCGCCCACCCGTGTGCGCACCGATACGACCCACCGTGTGCCCCTGGTAGATGCGACCAGAGCGGAAGATCGCAAACGTGTACGGGAACCGGCTGCCGAGGTCGGGACGCACCTTCTCGATGTGGCGCATCTGTGCCTTCTCCTGCTCCTCAGATGCTGGGGCGGGAAGGTCCAGGGTCACCGAGTGGTGAAGCCACTTGTCCAGGGAGCCGACAGGGCGAGCGCCGAACCCGTCCGGCTGGGTCGCGCCCCACTCGCTGCGGGGGATGATGCGGCTCACGAGGGGTCCGCCTCGTCCGCATCCAGCGCGTCGGGGTCGAACCCCTCGGGCAGGTCCTCATCGAGGATGATGGGGAACTCGGGGTCTTCGGGACCAGACATGATGCCTCCAGGTGAGTCTCCGTTTCACCTGGACCGCTCGACCGGGCTTCAGTGAGGAGGCTCCGTGGAGTCCCCATGCACATCCGCCGCCTCGTGTGACAGCCGCACCATTTCCGTGTGGACCTCCGAGCGCAGAGCACCCGTCAACAGCGCGACCACCTCAGCCATGCGCTGACGCTCCAACCCGCACGCAACGCGCTGGGCCTCCTCGGAAGCACGCGCGGCACGCACCTCCGAATCCTTCATGTCCAAGCGGTCCTTGAGGCGCTCCACCTGGGTGTCATGACGCGACTGGGTGTCAGCGATCTCCTTGTCGCGGCGAACACGCAGAGCATCAAGCTCTGATCGGAGCTCCTCAGTGAGTTCCTTGTACGTGTCCTTCGCGGCGATGATCTCCTCGAACTTCTGCTCGCGCTCCTCAAGCTTGCGCGCGGCGATCTGCTGCTCACGTGTCTCTCGGCGGCCGGCGCGGTTCTGAAACACACCCAGCACGCCGAGGACAATCACCCCGGCCGCAGTGAGGATGGGGGCAACATCTCCCGGCTGCATTGCGATCTCCTGGCCCACAACGGCGACGTGCACCAGGGATCACCCCTCGTTGGTGTTGGCGAGCACCCTCTGTACGACAGGCTCGAACGGATTGCGGAGCGGGTTGCGCAGCATCGTCATGTCCTTGAACGCCAAGGTCAACCAGACGAGCGGACCAGTCGGCCCCTGAAGCGTCCCTGACACCCAGCTGGCGAGGAACGACCCCGCTACCGCTCCCGTGACAATGACGGAAAGCAGCAGAGACGTCCTGGCTGTGGATTCGCGCCCGAAGACCGCCGCGAACGCGCACGCGATGCCGACGAGGGCGAACACCGCCCCCCACGCGGCCAGATCCAACGAATACGGCACAGGCATCGCGTTTCGCAGACCCTCATACGAAGGCGACATGAACGCATGAGGCGCCAGAAGGCAGAAACTACCTAGCGACAGGTGGAACCCTGCCGTGATGCCCAGATAGGCGCGTGCTCGCGCCGACATCTTCTGCTCAGTCATGCCGTGAGCTCCATCGCGTCCCCCTCGCCGATCCTGCTCATCGCACTCGACGCGACAAAGGCCCCGACCGAAGTCGGGGCCTCGTCATGAAGCGACTTACCCCTCACGCACTTGAGCCCCCGTCGAGCGGGGGCTCAAGGCAGATGGGGATCACCTCCCAGGTCAGTCGGCGGTCACCGTGACTTCCTGCGTCTGCGTCACACCGTCGAACACTGCCGTGATGGTCGTCGAGCCCGCGGCGACACCCGTCACCACGCCGGCCTCGACAGTCGCCTTCGTCACATCCGACGAATACCAGGTCGCCCGCGCGGTGGCGTCGACCTCCACATCCTCACCGTGAGCGTCGACATAGGTGGCCGTGAGAGTCAGCTCCAGCTCTTCCTCGACCCCCACCGTCGACCCACCACTGATCTCCAGGGTCGGCTTGTACGTCCGGAACCGGCCCGGCACGTCAGCCGGCTGGTCCGTGGCGAAGCCCGGATTGAGGACCGCCGCGCCGACATGCGAAGTCCGGCCGACGGTCACCTCCGGCTTCGTCGTGTCCTTGTACGGATAGTCCGTCATCAGCTCCCCATCTCTCGCTGAGCCCGCCCCGCCTCATGGGCGAAGTGCGCAATGGACCCGTCGGGACGAACCTCGAACGGGACAACAGCCTCCTCGACGTGAGTGCCGACCTCGCGCTCAGGCAGGGGCTCGTCACAGTCCCCCGTGAGCACCACAGCCTGCTCGACATCCACGACAGGCGGGTCCAGTGGCACCACCTGCGGCCTGCGTCTAGCCATCTCGGTTCTCCTTCCGGTTACCTCGTGGGATCGACCTGAGTCCGCTGCAGCACGTCACGCAGCGCAAGGAGTGATTCCTGGCGCCGGCGCTTGCGCACAGCCGCAGGCGCGTCCACCACACCCGAACCCAGATACGTCTCAGCCAGGAACTCCTGACTCTCCTCGGGCAGCGCCGCCAGGGCTGCTGCGACCCGGTGGACCATCACGGCGACCTCCGCAGAAGCGTCCGCGGTCGCCGGGTCATGGAAGAAGTCGTACTCCATGATGTCGTCGTCGTTCGGCGTACCCACCGCTGTCAGCGGGATCTGCTGCTGGAACACCGGGAGGGACGACTCCGGCACTCCAAGCTGTTCCGCGACGTCCCGACGAGTCACCGGCCGACCCAGCGACTGCTCCAGCAGCTCGGTCGTCGTCTTCATCTCACGCATCTGGCGCCACACCTCGCGCGTTGCCCAGGACTGACCCGGAGCCTTCATCCCATCCAGGATCGCGCCGTGGATCCGCAACGTCCCGAAGCCGATGAAATGCTCGTGGAGCTTGCCGTCCGTGTTCGCCTCCGGCTTGAACTTCCGGACGGCGTCGAACAGCCCCCAGTTCGCCCACGACACCACGTCCTCGCGGTCGAAGTGGGGTGGCACGTTCTTCGCCCGCGCCACCTTCAACGCCAGCCAGTGGTACCTCTCCACGAGCCAGGCCACAGCCTTGTCGTCGCCCGCCTTCGCCGCCGCCCACTTGGCTGGGAGCAGTGGTCGATCCGGGTCAATCCTCTCCGTCGACATCCCACTCCTCTTCGATGATCTCCGTCAGGGCATCCAGATTCATGTACTCCACGAACGTCTTCGTTCCGGGGATGTACATGCCAGGGAACATGATGAGCGACGACTCGTTCTCGAAGACCGGCACCACGTACGCCTTGCGCACGAACGTCGACCCATCGCCGCGCTCAAAGTCCTCACGGGTGGCGAAATGGATCCAGCCAAAGCTCCGCGGCAACCGACTGAACAGTCGCTCACCCCACGTCGGCTCGAACCGTGGCTCCTTCATGCGGCGTCCCATCCACCAAGTCCACCGCGTGGAAGGCCATGAAGTCGCGACTCCGCGATTCGTGCGCTAGCAGGAATCGCGGCGAGACGCATGGAGTGTCGCGCGTTGCACAACCCGCGCTCACTCCTACGGGTGGACCTCCTGGTCACAGCCAGGCCACACGTCCTGGGCAAACGTCCAGCGCCTACTCGGCACGTTGCCACCAGAACTTGAGGGTGAAGCGCTGTGCCGATCGGAGGACGTACGTTCACCCCGCCGCAACGACGCGGCTTGACACGGGGGGGAACCGTGGGACCAGGCCAGAGCACACGAAAACACCCCAGGGCGCGCGGTCTCATTGCTGACACCATGCGCCCCGGGGTGAGTGGATTCGTCCCGGTGGGGCGAGAAGAACTACTTGCGCTTGCCGGCCTTCACCGGCTCGCGAAGGTGAGCCTCGTACTTCTCCTCGACCTCCCGCGGCACACGGCCCCGAGCACTGACGTGGATCCCGGCATCCTTCGCCCAGGCCCGCAGCTTCGCGAGGTACTCCGTGCGATCCGGCGCCGGCTCCGACCGGCGGAACCGTGCCGCCGCCGACGACCGGCGGCCGGCAGCGATGAACGGCTCCAGCGCCTTCCTCAGCTCTACACCACCATCGGCCAGATCGATCTCGTAGCTCGCGGTCCCGAGAGAGAACTGGTACGTCGTCGCACCCTCCTCTCCAGTGAGGTCGTCGGTCAGCAGCTTGATGACCCTCGTCGCCATGACATCTCCTTTCGTGAGGGAAGGGCCCCAGGGTAAACGAAAGCCCCCCCGGCGTACAGCCCGGAGAGGCTCTCGTTGGCCGCGGAGCAGGTCACTCCCTGAGGAGGGGAAAGGAACCCTCCGGCCAGGCCAGGGGCCCGACCTAGCATGTGCCTTCGCCGGAGATGAGGCGTTGACTCCTTGGCCTGCCATGAGGCGCTCGTGCACCCAACGCCACCCACCATCCGTCAACCCTGGCTGAACGGGCAACCCTCCACGATTACTGCTAGCGCAGGAATCTCGGAAGCGGCACCAGAGTCTGACCCGAGTCTGATCAAGCGTCGCCAGAACACGGGCGATCAGACCCCACCAGCAACGATGCCTCCGGCATCGACGACCACAAGCCACCCTCAGAGCGGGCGCAAGAACCCGTTATCGAAAATCCGTGGCGGTCCTATCGCGAGAGAAGACCTGCCGTTAGGAATTTCACTTGTTTCGGACATTGCACGACTAACCGGGGGGGATGTGAGCTGGTCGGGCGTTTCGGACATGACGGTGGGGCCGGCTCGACGTATCGGTCGTAGCGGGTGAGAGCTCGCAGCTCGGGACGGCTCGGGCGGACCGGTCACGGGTGATGTTGGGTCACGGTTGTATAACGAACTCGGATTAGGGCTCTAGGTGTCGCTATATGTGGCCGACACTGTATGTGCACGCACAACGCGTGCGCGGATGAGAGGAACCAACCATGTTCGCCATTGCTCGCAGGATCGGCCAGGTCGTCGTCGTCGTCGCGGTCGCAGCACTGCCGGTCACGGTGCTCGGCATCGTGTGGGCACTAGGGGTCGTCGGCCGATGGGTCGGAATGTGACGGCTGACGGTCAGCACTAGCGGCACGTAGGTGCTCACGGTCGTCGCGGACCACTAGTGCACGTGATTCGGTCACAACAGGTGATCCGGACATAGGGAAGGAACGGGACCATGCGTGGAACAGTGGTGACCGCCGACGCGGCGGCACGCGAGGCGACGCGGCAGGCGGACAACGGGACGACGGGCATGCGGCGGGCGATGGCCCGGGCGCACGCGTCGGCGCGAGTGGTGGGGTCGGACGACGGTACGTGCACGGTGGCACCGGCGGGACTGTCGGCGGACCTGTACACGTACGTGCGGCGTACGGCGTACCGGGTGGCGTCGGGCGTGCCGGGGCTCACGGCGGACGATGTGTCGCAGGACATCGTCGTGAATCTGCTGGCGCGCGGTGCGGACATGTCGGCGGACACGTCGGCGGCACGGCAGGCCGTCATGTGGGAGGGAAGGACGCTGCGGTCCCGTGGTGTGGAGCGTGCGCAGATGACGGGTGATCTGCCGTCGGCGCCGGATAGCGCGGGCGGCATCGTGGGCACGGGCACGACGGATGTCGTCGTGCACTACGCGGACGTGGACGCGCTGGCGTGGGCGGCGCTCGCGCGGCGGGACGTGGCCGCGTACCGGCTGGCCGTGTGGGCGACGTACTGCCCGATCGGGCGCGGCGGCATGCCTGCCACGGGGACCCTGCTGCCGCACGCGGACACGACGGATCGGGACACGCGCGGCCAGCGGGTGCGTGACGCGCTGCACATGTGGGCGGCGTGCCGGGACGACATCGTGTCCCGCGCTCACGACGCCGGGAGGATCGTCTCGGACCCGTCCGGGCGTACGGCATACCGGCGTGTGGCATCGGTACTCATTGACGGTGGCGCGACGATCCGTCGCTACGGGTGGCAGGGCGACGCCGACCGGGTCGAGATGATCCGCGCGGTCACGGGCGCATTGTCGGGCGCGGACATGCGGGGCATCATGCGGACCGACGTCAAGGGGGTCGCGGGCACGGTGTCGGCGCCGCGCGGGCCGCGTGCCAACACGGGCGCCAAGGGGCGGTCGGGCGCGATGTCGGGCGCGCCCGGTGCCGGTGTCCGCGCCGGTGGTGGTGTCGGCGTCTACCGTGACCGTGAGCGGCTGGCGGGTGAGAGTGCCGCGCCGATGCCCACGGTCACGCGCGACCACGGGCCGTTGCACGACGGATTCATCGGCGGACCTACGGACGTGCCGGTGGGCCGTCCGGACGGCGGGCAGCGTGAGTACGTCGTCCGCGACGCCATCCGTGACGCGCTCGCCGCGTGGCGTCGCGAGGCCGACGCCTACGGTCGCCTGGCCGACGCCCGCGCGGCCGGACGCGCAGCCCGCACGGCCGGGCGGGCGCCCGCCGGACGCGCGACGCCCGACGAGCGCGCTGCGGTGATCGCGTACCGCGCGGCACGCGAGGCCGCACTCGCAGCCGACGTCGCACGAGACGCCGCTATCGGCGCCTAGCGGCCCACGGATCGGGCCCCACCTACTCCGGTAGGTGGGGCCTTTTCTGTGCCCGCAGGCAGGCGTGCACGCGGTCACGTGCGGCACCGGAATGGTCGGCACGGGCCCGCTTTAGTGTGTGAGGCAGGGACGAGAGAGAGCGACGCACGGACGACGCTCACACGTCCCCGCAGACTCACCCGCGCCGGACCGGAAAGGTTCGCGCGAGCCCGCTTTAGTAGGTGAGAGGCGGGACGGTAAGCCGCGTGACAGTAGGTCGCGCGCACGGTCCCCGCTCACCCCGGGCCGGAAAGGTCCGCGCGGATTCGCTTTAGTAGATGAGAGGGACGGGCGCGGTAGCGCGTCGAACCCTCTCACCCCGGACCGGAAAGGTTCGGACGCTCACGCTTTAGTAGGTGAGAGAGAGGGACGCGGTCCCTCACACACACTCCCGCGCACTCGCGCGGGTAGCCGCTAGCGCATACGCGCCGACGCGGCACGGACGCGGTCGGCCCACCACCTACTCGGTCACGGGCACGAGCTGAGCCGGCAGCCACGGTTGCCAGCTCGCCACGCCACACGCCAACCCCCAGGGGGCCGGCCATGTCCACCTTCAAGGAACGACCCACCTTCAGAGCTGCCACAGCTCCGACCTTCAGGAGGAATGCCATGTTCGACAACGCATGGCTGCCGGAGGGCCCCGCGCCCGCGCCGGACGCCTACACGCCGAAGATCGTCCCGCACAACGTCCTCACCCCGTCCGGCCGCTACCTCGCGACCACGGACGACCCGGAGGTCGTCAGCCAGTGGCGCAAGGCTGGCTACACGGTGGAGCGTGTGTGATGCGCACCCCGACGCAGCCACAGCTCCGCGAGCCGGTGACCATCTTCAGTGTCGCCACCGGTAAGGCCGTTGGCTGGACCGACGACCCGTGGGCCGCGGGCGTTCTTCAGGGCAACGGGTGGATCGCGCTGTGATCGACGACGACGCAGTTGCGCGCGGCCACCGCTACCTCATGCATTACGTCAACGCCTACTGCCCCAAATGCTCCTACCGCGACGGCCCCGGCTTCTTCTGGATCGCCCTCACGTGCGACTTCGACGACCTGTCGGACGCCACCGATCCGTGGGAGCCGTCCGACCGGTGGATCGGCGCGTAACCACACCCTTCAGACAGTCGACCAGGCGACTCTAAACAGCCGTTTGGCCTGGTGCGTCCCTGCCACCTTCAGGCAGGGGGTCGGGTCGGACAACCCCGCCTTCCCTCACGCGATTCCTGCGCTAGCAGGAATCGCGTCCCTTCGAGTTCTTCAGGAGCTGCCATGCGTGTCCCGAAGCACGCCGCGTACGACGACCCGCGCTGGTTCCGCGCCCCGGGCGACGCGGGCGTCAACGCCCACGGCTACGTCGCCGCCTACGACGACGACGACATCGACTTCCCGCTCGCCGAGGCCAGGCGCCGCTTCGACGCGGCCGCCAAGCATGGGCGCCACGCAACCCCCGGCAAGAACTTGCCGGACCTCCTGGTCTGGGCCCACCTCAGGGCGGAGACCTACGGCAGCACCCACTCCTGACAGTTCATCGCCACCACGAACGACTCCCACCACTCCCCCCTGCGAATGGGCGGCAAGGTGGATGCAGGGTCGTGGTGGCTTTTGTTCCTTCAGGGGAACAACCACCATTCCTTCAATCTCTTCAGGGAGTCATCATGGCCAAGTTCGCCACGCACAAGCGCACCATCGACGGCCGCCAGGAGACCCTGCGCCGGCGCGAGGTCCGCCGCTTCAAGTACGCCACGGGTGAGCTGCGATGAGCCCGCGCAAGGGTGACCCCACCCTTCCGTCCCACGTCGACCCTTCCGGGGCGCTGGACGTGCGCACGGTGAACTACCTGCGCGGCCGGGCGTACCTCTACCCCGCAGCCGAGCGGGTCGTCGTCGAGCTCAGCCACGGCTACAAGTACGCCGAGGCTGCTGCACGCCTCGCCCTCGGTGGTGACGTCCACCTCTCGGGCTGGAACCGGCTTTTCCCCGGCACGGCCACCTTCGCCTCGGTGGGGGTGTGACGCGATGACTGCCATCCTTTATGACAACCTCATGGTCTGCGACGAATGCGCCCTGGTCATCGCCAACGGCGAGATCGACGACGGCACGGACCGTGGCCAGCAAATTGCCGACGCGCAGGTGGAGCAGTGGGGCGAGTTGGCCATCGGCCTGACCCTCGCGTGCGGCGACGACGAGGATGAGTGCGACTACTTCTCGTGGCGCCGGTGTGACGGGTGCGGTTCCACCCTCGGCGGCGGTCGTCACAAGGCCGTGGTCTTCGCGTGAATGAGCGCGCCTTCACACTCCCCCGGTTCTTCCGTTGCGAATGTGGCAGCCTCCACACTTCCGGCGGCTTGAGCACATCTTCAAGGTGCCCGAGTTGCGACCGGCCTCTCCTCGCCCAACTCCTTCCCAGAACGGAGGGCGCATGACCATGACCATCATCACGAACGGCCACGCCCGGCCGCTGGTGTCCTGGCAGGGCCTTCCTGCCGACGTCAAGCCAGACTTCGACTACCTGGACGAAGAGGAGCGCTACGGCAGCGACTTCTTCCACTACCGAGGCTCGTGGTACCACCTCGGCGAGTTCGAGGGGGTCTCCGGCCTTTCGGATGACCACGAGTTCAAGGGCTGGGATGGCTTCCTTACCGACTCCTACTTCAGCGCCACCATCATTCGCTGGATCGGCGAGCGCCATGCGGAGTTCTACTCCGATCACTATGGCTACGTCATCGTCGGGAGGTGGTTCACGTGAGGCTCAACTTTCCGCTTCAGATCAGCCCGCGCCTCATGCCAGGACTTCGCGTCGGCGACGGCTGGATCAGCCTGGGCTTCTCCGGCAAGTGGGACGACCGCGGCGCGCTGGGCTTCCGCTACCACTTCGACATCCCTGGGCAGGAGTCCCACGAGGGTGACGATCTCTACGCACCCCTCATCGGGGGTGTCACCGAAGAGGACGTGCTCCGCCGAGCATTCGCCGCCTTCCTGTCCTTCCTCCTGGACGACGCGGGCCGTTACCGATACTTCATGATGGACGCGGTTCCCTTCGGCTATGACTCCGACCCGTACGGCTTCCCGCTGTACGTCGTGGAGTGGGCGTACCAGTACTCCGACGAACTTTCCATTCTTCAATACGAGTTGGAGGAGGTCACACCATGAGTACGTACTTCTACGAGAAGTGCGCCGACTGCCACCTGTTCGTCGAGCCGAACGCCGCCGTGAGCGACTTCGACACGAGCGAGGGCATCGCACCGTTCGATCACCTGCATCGCGGCGACGAGGCCGACGAGGCCCTGGTCTGGAGCCACGAGGCGCGCCCTTCCGGGATGCGCGCCAATCTCGCCACCTGGCGCGCATACGGCCCGCCCGAAATGCGACTCCGCTTCGACGACGCCGCGCTGGCGTGGGGCGTGGCCGCGATGAATGCGAAGGACTGACCGATGGCGACTTTCTACGGCCACCACTTGGATTGTGGCCACAGTTACTTTCTGGGTCGGGCGGTGATCAACATCGGTGATGCGATTCATGTCTTCGTCATTTGCGAAGAATGCGCACTGCCAGAAGACCCTGCAATGCCCTGATTGCCTTTAGTGGTTCACAGCTTCCGGCACCTTCCCGCCGGAACGCGCGCTAGCACGAGCGCGCCACACCGCCGCCCCCCGCCGTCGCTGACACCGGCGGGGGGCGGCCCTCTACTCGCCTCCGACGAGAGGAGCACTTCCCATGCCCAAGAACAACTCCCCCGCACGGCGCCAGGAGCGCCGCGCGGACGCCAAGCGCCGGCAGGAGGCGTACTCCGCCATTCGCGAGGAGGTCAGTAACCCCCGCATGGGTCGCAAGGCCCGCGCGCACGAGCTCGACCCCGTTCGCTACGGCTTCCATGAGGGCAGGTACTTCCGCTACCCCTTCCGGGCGCGCTGACGTGTTCGCGGACGCCTACCTCCTCGAAGCGACAGACGCGCACCGGCTCATCCTGCACCAGGACGAGAACACTGAGAACCCGCGCCTCGACTACGACGTCGCCACGTCATACATCGTCACCTCCGCCTTCCCCTGGAACAGCCTCAAGCCTGGAGAGTCGCGTAAGGGCTACGAGAATAACCACAACTCCCTCGGGTATGCCTATGAGTACTTCGCCGACCGATTCTCCGAGGCCCGGGAGGTCTTCGCCCGGTGGGCGCGGATCTTCCACGGCTGGGACCTGGGTGTGATCGAGCAGGACGGCCTTGTCTGGTACTCCGACCCGGAACTCTGCGAGAATATCGGGGCTCCGATGGGTCCTGAGACGACTACAGCCGAAATTTCCGAGTATGGGAAGTGGGCTGCGGGCGACACCTACGGCTACGTGATCGAGCGCAAGGTCACCGAGCATGTCATCGTCACCAACCTCGCTGGCGACATTCTCCGCGAGACCGACCAGGAGGCGTGGGACGAGGTGGATTCGTGCTGGGGACTCATCGGCTATGAGTATGCCGTGAGTGAGGCGCTATGGGATTTCAAGCGCTACCAAGAGGAGGAGTCATGACCGTGGTTCCTGAGGCCGCATCCGACGGCACCTTGCCGCCCTTCCGGCTCATCATCTGCGAGCCCATTCCGGCCCTCGCCGGTGACTTTGGCGACATCGTCAGTGTCGAGGCCCAGGTCGGCGTCAGCCAGGACTTCCCCGAGACCATGCTGGACGCCTACTACGACCGTGCAGCCCTCATCTACGCCCTCCTTCCGGAGGATGTGCGCGACTACCTCCTCTACCTCGTTGAGGATGACGACGGGGGCGATGAGGAGGCCTGGGGTTACCACCTCGATGTGCGCGATCGTGCCATTGCCCTCCTCTGGACGCCCGCAAAGGCGGCCGAATACTTCGGAACGGAGGTGTCCAGTGGGTGACCTTGAGATGAGGCCAATGAGTGACCTCGAAAAGGCTGTAGAAACCCTCATCTGGGGGCGCGGGTACAACTACGCCGCTCTGGACCAGGTGGCGTGGGACTTCCTCGCCGAGGAGGTCGACGGGGAGGAACGTCAGCGCTTCATCGCCTACCTCGACGAGAGGCTTCCCATCTCCCACGGAAAGGCTCTCGAATGAGCCGCGACACTTCCTTGCGCCACGGGTACGACTTCCCTGGCCTGTACCTCGCGATCGAGCGCGCAAAGGGCGAGATCCGCTACGACATTCGCCGGGGAATTGTCCCCCCGGACATTCCGGACTTTCCTTCGCTCCACGACTACACGGATGCGAACGAATACGGCGGCATCTGTGTCCGCGAGCCAGGTCCCGCAGGGGGTCCCATGAGCCATGATGAATGGATCGCATGGGGCAACGCCATCCAGTCCTACCTGGACGACTGGCTGAAAGGAGGCCGTCCGTGACCTGCGATAGTTCGGTCAGTTCGCACCATTCCGACGACCTCGTGGAGGTCTATTCAGGTTCCGTTGAGCCGCGTTACATCTGCGGCTATCACATTGTGAGGGAGGGGCTGTGAGCGACGAGACATACCAGGGCTGGGCGAACCGCGAGACGTGGGCCCTCGCGCTGCACATTAACAACGACCATGGCCTGTACGAGCTCTTCCGGGAGAACGCACGGCAGTGGGCGGGCGATGACGAAAATGTGGCCGAGGAGGTGGAGGACCTGGTCAAGGCGCTTTTCGACCCCTACTGGTACCGGTGCGAGTTCGACACCGAGCAGCCCGAGGATCTGCGGCGCATGATGGTCGAGGTCGGCTCCCTGTGGCGGGTGGACTGGTCCGAGGTCGCCGCCTCCCTGCTGGAGGACTGAGCCATGGCGAAGATCACCTACACGATCACGGTGGACGATTACGACCGCGAGTCCTGCCCGGAGGCCCCGTGGACGGCGACCGTGGACGGCAGCGTCGTGGCAAGCGGCTTCGGGGATACAGTGCTGGACGCGATCCGCAACCTCTTCGAGCGTGCTGACTACGGTGACATTCCTACGCCCGTCGAGGCCTGCGAAGTGTGCGGCGCACCCGCCACAGACGAGGTGTGCGACATCAACCGAATGCCGGTGGGCGTGGAGGTGTGGGTTCGCGTCTGCGACAAGCACGCCGAGACCGTGTCCGCGGTTGACGGGGAGGATGACGAGTGACCGCACGCCTTCACTGTGACCGGTGCGGGCCGGCCGTCGTCGCCTACGTGGTGATGACCCAGGACAACCTGGAACTGCACTTCTGCAACCACCACTACAACAAGCACGAGCTCGCCCTTCTGGCTGCGGGCTGGCAGATCGCCGTGGACAAAAGAGAGGAGGTTCCGGTGTGAGCCTTCAGGGTTCGTTCACCGTCTATGCCTCCGAAGGCGACCACGTGAGCGCCACCGTCAACAACGTCTCCAACCGGGGCGACCCCGTCCTCGGGGACCTTCAGGTGCATATCCACTACGGCTCCCTGGTCATCTACATGCACCACCACACGGCGGCTCAGTTGCTTCAGAAACTGAGCGCGGCCGTGAACGACCCGAGCCTGGTGGGCAACCCGCTCCCTGTGTGACCCCCGGGACGGGGCACACTTCCCCTACGATCACCACGAGAGCCCTAGACGACGAAGGAGGCCCCCCGTGCACATCCCCGAGCACCTTCAGCACCTGGTCCGCAGGAGCGGCCACAGGGACGACCTGGTCATCGACGCCAACCAGGCGGGCAGCGAGCACCAGCCAGGCCTGGTCTGGACGACCCGGGTGTGGACGAGCAGCGACGCCTCCGTGCCGGCCGCGATCGTCTCCGGACAGTACGTAGAGCTTGAGAATGCCGACTGGAGCGCTGTCCACGAGATCAAGCGCGCCAACCCTGGCTCCATCGTGCGGGGGAACCTGTCCGTCGTCCTTCCCGATCCGCCGCCCGCGCCGTAGCGCCACCCCCCTCAGCCCTTCAAGCCCCTCGTCCCCTACGGGACGAGGGGCTTCTTTGTGCCCAACGAGAGATTGGAGGTGCAATGTCAGCCACCCTGAATGAGGCAATCGAAGTCGCCCGCGCGGCGGTCCGTGGCCAGCGCGAACTAGTGCCCCCGGATTACTGGCATGGGTACGCCGTTACTATGCATCTCGGTGATGGAATTGATGCATACCGAATTTGGCCTCTCGCGTCAGCCGAGACCGGCGAATCACACTCAGGCGTGGTGGTTGCGCATGTGCACGTTGACGACAGCATCAACTATTTGATAGGAGGCGAGAATGGCGCCACGTAGCGTCGCTCAGGGTGTGGCCCTGAGCATGGGACTCATCTCTGCATCGGTCTCGATGTTCGCCGCCCTGGACAAGCCCCGCGCGTCCGGCAACGTGATGGTGTGCGACCTCGACCACGAGCCCACGCAGATCCGGCAGCCCAGGGTCTGCCCCACCCACGGCGAGGTTCCCTTCCAGCAACTCAAGAAGGCTCGCCCCGTTGACGACGGCTTGGTGGTCCTGGAGGCAGAGGACCTGGACGTCCTCGCCGAGGTCGCGAACCGCTTCAAGAAGAAGGCCGACGTTACCGTCCACCCCGCCGAGCAGGTCGAGGTCCTGACCGCCGTCGGGGAGAAGATGTACCACCTCACCCCGGAGCCGGGGCACGAGGCCGCGTACACCACCCTCCTGGCGCTGGTGACCAACCACCCCGAGTTGGCGTTCATGGCGCGCTGGACTCCCCGTTCGTCGGTCGGTCAGTTCCGGCTGCGGCAGTACGGCGGCGTCCTTGTTCTTCAGGAGCGCGTCAACGCGGCCAACGTCCGTGAGGCGCCCGAGGTGGCGCTGGAGCGCAACGACCAACTCGTCGCTCTCGCTGAGCAGGTGCTCACGGTGGGCGACTACGACCCGGCGGTCTACATGGACGACGTCGAGTCTCGCCTGGCTGACCTCATCAAGGGCCGGCCGGTTGTCGGCAAGTCCGACACCTCGACCACTGTCGCCGCGACGAACGTTTCTGACCTGATGGAGAAGCTCGCCGCACAGGTGGCCTCCACGAAGAAGCCGACCCGATCCAGGAAGAAGGTGAGCGCGTGAACGAGGTAGATGCATTCAGCGCACAGAACCCGATCTGCGCACAGACCCTTTCCTCGTACGAGATCATGCCGTTTGTCAAGCACTACGCGGGTGGGCTCATGGTCCTGGGAGGGCCCACGTGGTACGACGCGAACCAGCACGTGAAGATGCACGACTCGTGGGGTCCAGACGACGAGCCCAATACCGTTGTCGTTCACCGATACGCCCTCGATGTCGTCGATGAGCACGAGGACGTCACGCACTTCGTGACGGGCCGCGAGGCGTACCGCTACTTCATGGATCTGGTCAAGTGATCCCCCACGGCCCGCAGTGTCACTTCTGCGGCACCGTCCAGCGCCCCCTGGCGAAGTCCCGGATCCCCATCCCAGCCAACGGCTCAGTCATCACCGGCTACGTGTGCAACGACGAGGCGTGCATTGGTCGACTCCGCGTCCGACTCAACAAGGAGGTCATCACTACATGAGCAATTGGAAGCGTCCGCACGACTTTGAAGACCTGATCGAAGATCAGGCGGGGTTCCTCCGGGGAGAGTGGCAGGACGAGGGTTTCAGCTTTCGCGAGCGCCAGGCGATGAACGAGGCGTTCCTTTCGGGCGCGCTCTACGCAGCCCTCATTGCTGAGGGGCGCGCACCGTGACCGGGGTGAATATTTCCGAGCCCACGGCCGCTGACCTGGCCGACCTTGAGGGCGACCCGGAAGAGCTGATTCCCGTCGTCATCGCCGTGCACAACGGACTGGTTGTGGAGGGGAGGCCGATGTTCATCCCGTCGTACTACATGGTTCCGATCTCCGAGCTGCTGTACATCCAGCGGCGACTCAACAAGCACGAGTGCGGAGACTCAGAAGGAGGTGGCATAGATGTGGTCTAGCACCACGAACCGGTACATCCGCTACAACGGTGTCTGGCTGAGCGCCGGGGCCGTGGACGCAATCGATTTGGGCCTCAACTACGTGAGAGTCTTCCTCCGCGGCGGGCCCATCATCCACGTCCCACTGCTGGAGGGTGACGACGCAACCACGCTGGCGAACCTCCTCTGGAAGGCAAATGAGTAGCCCCTACTCCCCCATGCTGGCGGTGCCGAGCACCGGCGCCAGTGGTAGGCGGCCCATCCTCCTGACGGAGATCGCCTCACGGGCCGACTGGATGGCCGAGGTCAAGGAAGATGGAATCAGAGCGGTCGTCGAATCGGACGGCCGCTCTTGTCGCATCTGGAACCGCAACGGCGTGGAGGTCACCGAGAAGTACCCGGAGATCGCCCGGCAGCGACTCAGTGCGATGGTCCTGGACGGCGAGATCGTCCCCCGTGACGGCACGCTCAGCACGGTGCTGAAGCGGGACAAGCGCACATCAGGATTCGACACGGCCGCGAAGGCCGACCCGTGCGAGTTCCGCGCGTTCGACATCCTGTCGTGCGGCGGGCAGGACCTCACGAAGATCCGCTACCGGCAGCGCCGAGTCCTCCTGGAGGGGATCCTCCGCAAGCGACGCAACATCCGCCCCGTCAAGGCGTCGAAGGACACCCTCGGGCTGTGGCGCGAGGTCGTCGAGGCTGGCGGCGAGGGCATCGTCGTCAAGCAGAAGTCGTCGCTGTACATCCCCGGCAAGCGGTGCGAGTCCTGGATCAAGTTCAAGGCGTTGCGCCGTGTCACGGCCATCGCAGCAGGGGCAGGGTCCACGAGGGGCCTGAGCATCGAGCTCGCCCTGCTGGACGACTTTCGGCCGGTGCCCATCGGTCGGGTCGGCACGGGCTGGACCGTAGACGAGGAGCGTTCCCTGCGGGAGTCGCTCAGCGCCGGCAAGCCCTTCCTCGTGGAGGTGCAGGCCCTCGGCAGGTCGGCCGACAACCGACTCCGCAGTGCTGTCTACATGGGCGTGCGCAGCGACCTGGTCCTCACGGACGCAAAGGTCGAGCAACTCGCCGACCTCCCCCTTTCTTGAAAGGAGCACCATGAGCAACCACACGGGGACCGAGTACAAGGTGTCCCTTACCGTCGACATCTTTGACCCCGTCGGGATCACACCCCGGGAGGCGGTTCAGTCCTTTCTCGACTGGGCCGGCGAGCGCGCCAAGGCCGCCGTCTATGAAGTTGTCGACCGCAGCAACGGTCGAGAATGGGTGGTTGATCTCTCCTTTCCTGAGGAGAGCTTCGAGTGCATCGCGACGCGACCCAAGTTTCCTGGCAAGGAGGACTGATGGGAAACATCGCAGACGAGATCACAAACAACATCGCAGACGGGATCACCAACTCCCTCGCCGAGGAGTCCAAGTTCTTCGAGAAGACCGACGGCTGGCCCCTGTACATGGAGGGCGAGCCCGACGAGGAAGAGCTCGCCCGGCAGTGGGACGAGTCCGACGACGAGGAGCTCGCCCGCGAGTACGCACGCGACGACGGCCTCTTCGAGCAGTGGCTCTCCGACGAGGAGGACCGCGTGGTCGAGGACGCATGGTCTGCGCACGACGAGGGGCGCACATGGCTCTGACCTTCGACGTACCGCTGCCCAACCACCGCATCAAGCGGTTGAACATCATCCCCGCACCCAAGAACACCACAAACCCGAAGGAGGTCCATGAGCACCGCAACGACGCTCGGGAGGATCCGCGCTGAGCTGAACGAGGCGTTCTACGAGCGTGAGGACGTCATCGACGGCATGCTGTTCGCTGCACTGACCCGGCAGCACGCGTTCATTCTGGGCCCCCCCGGCACGGCGAAGTCCGAGATCGTCCGGGACTTCTCGTCCCGCATCACAGGGGCCGCCTACTTCGAGCAGCTCCTGTCCAAGAACCGACCCGATCAGGCCGTGCTCGGCCCCTACGATCTGCCCCTACTGTCCGAGAAGGGCGAGTTTCGGCGCAAGGACGCTGGCTTCCTCACCACGGCGCACTTCGCGTTCCTGGACGAGGCCGGGAAGATGTCCCCGACCCTGGGGCACGACCTCCTCGCGGCGGCGAACGAGCGCCTCAAGCACGAGGTGGTGGACGGGCGATCCGCGCACCCGATCCCGCTGCACAGCATCTTCGCTGCGTCGAACGAGCACCCCGCAGGCGAGTCGGAGGACGCAGCGGCGCTGTGGGACCGGTTCCTGGTTCGCTCCACGGTGGACTACCTGTCGTCGGACGCGCACTTCAAGGAGCTCATGGAGCGCCCCAACCGTGACGGCGTCGGCACGACCCTCACCTACGACGACCTCAACGAGGCCGTGACCCAGGTGGCGCAGGTCATCGTCCCGGACAACGTCCTCGACGGGGTCCTGGAGATCCGGCGCGCGCTGCGCAAGGAGGGGATCACGGTCTCCGACCGACGCTGGCGAGCCAGCATGTCCGTGGTGCGGGCCTCCGCGTTCCTCGCGGACCGCCTCATCGCAGAGGTCGACGACCTGCGTGCACTGCGCTACACGCTGTGGGAGGACCTCGCCCAGAAGAAGAAGGTCGAGCGGACCATCCTCTCGGTCGCCTCCCCCGTCGAGGAGGAGGCACTGGAGCTGCTGGACTCGGTCCAGGAGCTGCTAGAGCAGATCGCAGCGCGCAAGGGTGAGGCGGGCGCGAACCTTGCAGCCTTCATCACCGAGGCGAACGGTAAGGCTGGCAAGGTCGACAAGAAGGTGGCCGAGCTCCTCAAGAAGTCGCCCGACTCCCCGACGCTCACAAAGGTGAAGCGCATGACCGGACAGATCCGCCGGGAGGGTCTGGCGCTGCTGGGGATCGACTCCACCGAGCCGGGCTCGTTCTGATGTTCGACTTCCTCGACCCCGACCAGGAGCACACGGACGCCGTCCCACATGACCGGTTCGACAAGGCCATGTGGGACGAGGTCCGTGAGGAGTCGTCCACGCTCGACGACATCGTCAAGAAGCTCCAGCAGAACTACGACTACGCGGAGGACTTCACCCAGGACGCCTTCAACCTGCTGGCCAAGGGGGACCCCACATTCCGGGACCCGCAGCACATGAAGGCGACGCACATCCCGAACCGGCAGGTCATCGAGGATGTCGCAAGACTCCCCGAGCTGGAGCGGCTGCGCGAGTACACCGTCGGTGACAACTACGCCTCCGCCGCGGGCTTCATGGCCCTGGAGGGGGCTGTCGAGAACGCACTCAGCAAGGCCGCGGACCTCAAGGAGCAAGCCGACGCCGCACAGCAGGCCGTGGAAGACGCGCGGCAGGCACAGCAAGACGCTGCGAACGGTGGAGACCAGGACGCAGCCGACCAGGCCGCACAACAGGCACAGCAGGCACTGGAGGACCTCCAGCAGCAGTCGCAGCAGGCATCGGCGGCTGCGCGCAGCCAGATGCGCAAGGCCATCAACGACGCCACCAAGCAGGCAGAGGAGGAGAGCGAGACTGCGTCCTCATACGGGGTGGAGCCCGGCGACCTGCGGCGCATGAACTTCAAGGACCGGGCGGCGCTCGCGAAGCGGCTGTCTGGGTCCAAGCTCAAGAAGTTCGCCCAGCTCATCGGAGCGTTCAAGCAGCTCGCGTCGGCGGAGTACCGGCGGCGCAGCGTGGACGGTTCAGACGAGGTGGTTGGCGTCGAACTCGGCGACGACCTCACGCGGCTGACGACCCAGGAGATGATTTCGCTCGCATCGGACGAGACGAGGAAGGACTTCTGGCGTCGGTATGTCGAGCGTGGGCTGCTCATCAAGAAGCTCCGCGGTCGTGAGCGTGACGGCAAGGGCCCGATCATCGTCGTGGCAGACGAGTCCGGCTCGATGGGCGGGGCCGGCGAGATGTGGGCGAAGGGCCTAGCGCTGGCGCTCCTGGACCAGGCCACCCGGCAGAAGCGGGACTTCCACTACATCGGCTTCGGCTCGAACTACGAGCCGCTGAGGGAGTTCTCCTTCCCCGGCGGGCGGGTCATCCGCGAGCAGGTCCTCGACATGGCGGAGGGATTCCTCAACGGCGGCACGTCGTTCGAGAAGCCCCTGCGTCGCGCACTGGACCTCGTGAAGGCGTCAACTCTCCACAAGCCGGACATTGTGTTCGTCACAGACGGAGAGGCCCCCGCCATCTCGTTCCAGGACGAGTGGATGGAGACCCGCAACCGGCTGGCCGTGCGGTGCTACGGCATCTACGTGTCATCGGGATACGGCGGACGACCGGCCTCGCTGCAGCAGATCGCGGACAACGTCCGCACGGTGGCGGACCTCACGGACGTCACCCAGGCGGCGGACATCATGCGGCAGGCATGACCCGAGTTGGTTACCTGACCGACATGCAGCACGCCTGACCCACCCCCTAACGTTCTACTGGCAAAGGAGACCTAGTTGACTACAGCAGTCGGAGGCATCGTGTACGAGGAGCTCGCCCAGCGCGCGGAGGACTTCGCCCGCAACCTACGGGCCATCGGCTCCCGGCCCCTGTCCGAGCTGGACGTGGACATCGTCAACGCGAACGCGGACGCGCTCCTCACGTCCCTGTTCGCGCACGCCCCGGAGGCCCTGAAGCCCGGTACTGGCCTGGATGTGACCCCGCGGGCACTCCACCGTGAGCGGGCAGTCATCAGCACCCTGCCCGATGTGTACGACGCCCTGGAGAGCGCTGGGTACTTCGCCCAGTTCAACCAGCCAGCGCGGCAGCGGGTGCAGGCTGCGATCGAGGCCCTGGACCGGGTCCCGTTCGATGTGGTGCGCACGTCTGGTCGAGGTGGCGACCTCACCCCGGTCCACCTGGTGGACATCATCGCCTGGGCCATTCAGGTGGCCGTGACCGGTCAGGTGGACGCCTCGACGTGGGCGACTGAGGCCGACAGCCCCTGGTTGCGCCCCGTCGACTGACCCCACCCCCTGAAAGACCCCCCGGAGAGCCCGGGGGGTCTTTTTGTTGCGCCCGAAAGGAGGCGACAGTGAGCGAACTGCGTACATACCTGGACTCATCCGGGCGGCTGCCCGAAGACGCGCTGCTGGGCTACCTGGCCCTCACAACAGGGGTCGACGGGGCCCACGACCGTGACGCGCTCGTGGAGGCGTTCCAGAAGAACGGCCTCGACGTCAAGCGCATCCCCCAGCCGTCGCGCTCCATCGACGCGTTCAAGAAGGCAACGCGTGCACACGAGCGGTCCTCCTGGCCCCTCGGGCAGGGAGTGACCGCTGTTGCACGCCTCGAAGAGGCGAAGTCCCGGAACGCGGAGGTTGAACTCCGCGTCATCATGCGACACAAGCGGGACGACGTCCACGACACCCTCGACGAGTGGGAGCGGCTGGGCGAGATCCGTCTGTTCCGCGCCGCCCGCGTCGGCGACCGGGTGGACGAGAGCAGCGCCCGGCTCCAGCTCGTCGTCGACCCAAAGCTCGTCCCCATCGAGCGTGAGCGTGTCATCCACATGGTGGGACAGATCAAGACGAAGTTCGACCGGTTCCGCTCATCCCTGGATGGCGTGAAGGTCCGCACCCTCCTGCTCGACTACATCAAGCACCTCCAGGCGATCCAGCTCAAGCCGAGCGTCAACTTCGTGCCCGTGGCACACGCAGAAGAGCTGCACGGCCTCGCCGACGCGATCAGCGTGCTCGAAGGCTGCCGCGTCGACCTCATCCCGCTCGTCGACCTCGCCAACCAGCGCGAGCGACTCCTGGAGGCGTTCTCCGACGAGCACGCCACCGACATGGCCGACCTCGTCACGAAGATGCAGGAGGCGCGCAAGAAGAACGTCAGCCCCCTCGTCTACTCCCAACTCCGGGCCCGCTACGACGAGCTCACGGGCCGAGCCCAGGACTACGCAGACCTCCTCAACGACCAGACCATCACCGTCAGCGCGGCGGCCGACGTCGCCCAGGCGTCCCTCGCCGCACTCGCTGGCAACCTCCTGAAGGGAGACACATGAGCACGACCCGAGACATGATCCGCAAGCGCCAGGCTGCGGTAGCAACCCCGAAGCGAGGCGAGGCGCTGTTCGACGGCACCGACTACCCGCGCACCTGGAGCGACTACGTCGGGCAGGCCGAGGCGAAGGCGTTCCTGCGAGCGTCCGCGGTGACCGCGAAGGCCCGCGGCAAGCGCATGGACCACGTCCTGATCGCCTCCGGCCAGGCCGGCATCGGCAAGTCCGCGCTGGCCCGGCTGATCGCCCAGGAGATGGACGCCGGCCTCGTGGAGGTCCAGGGCGTCGTCGAGGTCTCCGACGCGGTCCGCATCCTCAACGGGATGCAGGACGGCGACATCCTCTTCTGGGACGAGATCCACAACGCGGTCGCTGGCGGGAAGGCGAAGGCCGAGTGGCTGCTCCCATTCCTGCAGGACGGCGTCATCGTCACCTCGCAGGGAGTGACCGCAGTCCCGAGCATCACTGTCATCGCGGCGTCGACCGACGCACAGAAGCTCCCCGAGGCGATCCTGTCCCGCTTCACCGTCAAGCCCGTCCTGGAGTCCTACACAGCCGAGGAGGCGGGCAAGATCTTCGACCTCAACGCGCGGCGGATCTTCTCCGAGGTGGGCCTGCACTCCCCTGGGGAGTGGAACCGCGAAGCCATCGTCGAGGCCGCGAACCGCAACCCGCGGCAGATCACCCAGCTCGCCCGGGTCCTGCTCACATCCGTCATCGGGTCGGGGCAGGACTGGGACGGGGTCAGCGACTTCCCGATGGACGACATGTTCACCTGGTCCGGCTTGACCCCCGACGGGCTAGACAGGGTCGCCCAGGACTACCTGATGCAGCTCTTCTACGCGCCGAACTTCACCGCAGGCGAGAAGACCATCGCCCAGGCGCTCAACGAGGCAACCCCGCCTCGACACACCGAGAAGCTCCTCATTCAGAAGGGGCTGGTGCAGGTATGTGCCCGCGGCCGGCAGCTCACATCCGATGGCGTGGTCCGCGCCAATGAACTTCTCAACGAGATGGAGGAAGCATGAAGATTACCAACCTGGCCGACGTCCGCCCCGGTGACATCGTCACCTGGCGCCACCACGGTCATGAGTACACCGGTCCGTGCTACGCGGGCGACAGCGACAATGCGCTGTCCGTGGCGGGCTGGTTGCTGCGCTCCGATGACCGGGGGCCGGGACCCGTCGCGAAGTTCGTCTCCGCCGAGCGTCCGACCCCCGCCCTGCCGACCAAGCCGGGGACCGTGATCCTCGTGCACGAGGTCGGCAGCGTTGCGCAGGAGCCGCCCGTGCCCGCCATCCTCGACGGCGAAGGCGACCCTATGGGGATCTTTCCCGACGGCGCCTGGGTGGGTCGCCACCGCGTCAGCGCGTGGCAACTCGCCGAGGTCACCCCCGTCGGGGAGGTGTTCCGGCGATGAGCGAGCAGATCCGAACCCTCGAAGAGTTGAACGCCCTGCCGGTAGGCGCAGTCGTGTCGGATCGCTACGGTCGAGTCGCAGTGGTGGACGGTGACGACGAGCAGCGCGAGTACCTGGTGGCGGGGCGTAGCGGGTGGGTGACCGCCGAGTACGTCATGCATCACGGACCCGTGACGGTCCTGTACCGCCCCGACGACGTGGACGCGCTGGACCGGGAGGACAAGGACGGCCCTGGCTACCGGATGGCCCTGGCGCGGATCGCTGCACTCGCCTACGAGGATCACGAGCAGTACGACGAGACAGACACAGACCTGCAGACCGCACAGAAGCGCGGCGGCACCATCGACCGCATCCACGACGTGCTCCTGGACCTCGACGACACGCTCTACGACGATCCGATCGCCGAGGCATGGCTCCGCGCTCGCGCTGAGGCCGAGCGGACGGGCGACCCTGCCCCGTCCGCCGAGGACCGGGAGTCTCTGGCGAGCGAGCTGGACGACGTGCTCTACGACGTGCTCGACACCGCGCGGCAGAACGGCACGATCGGCGACGGCGACCTCATCGGCGTCGGCGCCAGGCTCACCGACGCCGCCCTGGCGTGGTTCGCCTCCCGTCAGCCCGAGACGACGACCCAGTGGGGTGTGCGTTTCGACGTGTCCCGTCTCGGCAGGCCCGGCGTAGGTTACGCAACCTCACACGATGCCGACGGCGCCGAGGAGTTCGCTGACAGCATCAACGCGGGGCATCCAACAATCTACGACGGGGTCGTGCGCAGCAATGCAGTAGTCGTCTCCCGTGAGGTCACCGAATGGAAGGAGGTCCACGATGTCTGATCGCTTCGAGGTCTACACCGAGTGGGCTGTGCGCTTCACCTTTCCCTACTCCGGCGAACGCATGCTCGCCGAACACCCCACCAGGGCTGGTGCACTCGGGCACGCGGAACGGCTTCGCGCAGGGGACCGGGAGCGGGGCAAGCCCGCACCCGACGCAGTGGTCGTTACCCGTCAGGTCACGGCCACCGAATGGAAGGAGGTACGAGATGTCTGACGACCGAGAGGAGCACACCCTGGTCGAGACCGCCATTGCCGAGCAGGAGGAACACATCAAGCGGGTCACCTCCTGCTGCGGGCAGGTCGGCCGTTTGCACTTCTTCCGTGCGCACGGCAGACCCGGCCCTAACGGCTCAATCTCGGGGTCAACAATGTACTCCGCGTGCATCACCTGCGGCGTCACGGAGTCGCGCAAGGACTACTACATCGCTCTTGAAGGGAGGTAGAGATTGTGACTGACGACCTGGACCCCGATGACCTCACCGCCGCCATGAAGCGCCTGCAGGAATTGGCAGAGCAGCGCGGGTACTCGCGCGGCTTCGACGCGGGCTGGGACGCTCGCACGGACGCACTGACGCTGAGGCTGCAGAAGTCCAAGGACAACGAAGACAGTCGGCTCGCGGCCATCGCCTATGCCGACAAACTTGCGGAAAATGGCTTCGAGCCCAGCCTGCGGGGCGCCCGCGTGAGCGGCTTTGTCGCCGGGTGGCAGGCCGCACGAGGAGCGCAGTCATGACTGGCCGACCGGTCCAGTGCTGTGGGAAGTGCCCGCCCATCTGGGGTGGCGGGTACGACTGCACCTGCGAAGGCAACCCTCGCTGCTCCCGTAACTCGCCCGAGGACGAGCGAATCACAGCATGGCGCACCATCGTCAAGCACCCCTTCTTCTTGGAGTGCTACGACGACGGTCCCATCCTCATCAATGCGATGCTACGGCGGCTCGACAAGGCCCAAGCGGTGGCTGAGGCGCTCAAGGCGCCTGGAATCGGGACCGGCTACACCCCAACCACAGAGCAGGTGCGCAACAACATGGCCTTCGGGGCGGCATGCGCTTCCTACGCCAAGCGGACGCCAGATCCAGAGATGGAGAAACTTCTCCGCGACATCGACTGGCCAATCCCGGGCCTGCGACCGGGCATCAAGGCCCAGTTCGACCGATGGCTCGCCGGTGAACTCGCAAAAGCGCGCCAGGAAGCACTGGAAAAGGCACATGACCGAGAGGAGCGAAGTGGCTGAGTCCTGGCTGGTCCAGGTCGGCAGCAAGAGGCCCGCCGGAGACGTGGAGATGGAAGAAGTTGCCATCCCGGTTCTCCGGCGGGCCTCCTCGCTGAAGCGACCCAAGGACCTGAGGCAGCAGATCGAAGAGGCCGTCGCCGAGGTGGCGCCTGACATCAACACAGCCCCTATCGTGGAGGCTGTGACCAACCTGGCCCGAGAGAGAGGGTGGAAGTGAACCCCGAAAGCGTGACGCGAAACGTGCTAGCGCAGGAATCGCCGAGGAGGCGAGTCGGCCGGAACGGGTTGCACCCTGCCGATGGCGGCGGCTACCAGACCCCCTCCGGAAACGTGTGGGTCCGAAAGGACCTATCCGGGGGCCTGAGGACCTGGTGGCTCGCCATCGACAGACGACAGGACAACCTGGTGGTGGCCGAGGACAAGAGCTTCGCGTGGGTTGCCTCCCGCGCACTGGAGCTCGATAGCGAGGATGAGGCATGAACAAAAATCACGCCAAGGCCGACAACCATGAGTTCCTCACCATCAACGAAACCGCCGCACTGCTCCGGATCACAACCCGAAGCGTGCGGCGGTACGTCACCGAAGGCAAACTCCCCGCCTACCGCGTCGGAGAGCGCTGGGTGAGGGTCAAGCGTGAAGACGTCGAGAGGCTCTTCACTCCGATCCAACACCTGTAGCAAGACGAGACAACGCATCAGCGACAACGCGATCACGACCAGCCGCAACATGCTGGTAGTGCAACGACATCGCCGGGGTGGTGTGACCCAGACGCCCCATCAGTTCTTTCACTGTGGCGCCCGACAGTGCAGCAAGCACAGCGCCCGTGTGCCGGAGCTGGTGGAACGTCAGGTCACGCCGCCCCGCCTTTTCCTTTGCCTGGTCGAAGATCGGGCGGAACTCATGCGGGGACACCGGGTTCTTCGGATCCCGCTCCGACGGGAACAGCCACCCCTGCGCCCCAACCCCCAAGAGGTCGCTGCCAAGGTGTGCCTTCAGCAAGGGTGTCAAATGCGGAGGTGCCACCACGTCACGCACACCCGCCTCCGACTTCGGCGTGTCCACCAACGGCGTGCCCGTCATCCACGTGACGCCACGACGCACCTGGACAACGCACCGCTCGGCAACCAGCACATCACCACGCTGCAACGCTGACGCTTCACCGAAACGCAACTGGCACCACGCGCCCAGCAACACCATCACCCGATAACGCTCCGGGGTGTGTGCCACCAGAAGATCCAGCTCCTCCAGTGTCGCGGGCACGATCTTGCGCGCACGCTTCGTGGAACCAGCACCACGCACCCTGCACGGGTTCGCCTGGATCAAGTCATCCTGGACGGCGGTGTTCATGATCGTGCGTAGTAGAGCGTACACGTGCGCTCTCTGCGTTGGGCGGTCCGGCAACAACTTCGACTGCCACGCGCGCACCTTCGCCGGCGTGATCTGTGCCAAGGTCACGTCCCCCCACGCGGGCAACAGGTCACGCGTCAACTGTCGCTGGTACAGCGTCCTTGTGGACTCCTTCAAGTCTCGCCCATCAAGCCAAGCCTGCGCGTACTCCCCGAACGTCTCCACGGACGCCTGTGGGTTGAGTCTGCGATCGGCTATGGCCACACGCTGGCGTGACAGCCAGGTTGATGCCAGGTCCTTCGTCTCGAACGTGTCGGGGGCGTTGACCCACCGGTCCGTCCCGGGTGCCCTGTAGCGGGCCTGATACCTGCCCGAGGGGAGGGTCCGTACCTGCCCGAAGTCGCGTCTGCCCGCCACCGCTGGGTCCTCTCGTCGTGTCACTACCGTGTCACTAGGAGGGTACAGACGTGTCCTCTCGCGTCCTAACCGAAGGACGGATCCTTCGCGTTCACGCAGGTAGATGACCACTTGCGTCCACTCGTGTCACATGCCACAGAGGCCGCAGTGAAGGTTCGAATCCTTTCGGGCGCACGTAAACATGCAGGTCAGAGCGT